ACACAGTGATGGTTAGTGTTACGGGTGATGAAGACGCCCAAAAAGCAGAAATTGAATCAACAAAATTGTTTAGGTTTGCATTTACTGCTCAAGGGTGCAGATGTGAAGAAAATGAAGAGTGTGAAGACGATGGGTATTTGATTCATTATTATGTTTCAACTTTGCGAAGAGGTCACGACTGGTTGAGGTATGGTTATATTGATGATCATGAGGAACTGTTTGGCATCCCACAAGGAGAAGACGAATGAAACGCATTTGTGTTGGTGATATTATTAGTAGTGGAAATTGCAAGCATGTTGTTCGTGCTTGTAATCATACTTCAGTGGGTACAATTATTACTACTGATGATTGGCTTCAGTTTCAATTGGAGTCTGTTCAGTTGATTACTGAAGCAACTCCGAATACTATTGAATTTCTCAAACTCTCAAAGGACTTTTAGTCATGGAAAAAAGCATTGTGTTGGTTGGTAGCGATCCCGAAGTTTTCATTCGTGATCTGAATACCAAGGAACCTCGTTCTATTATTGGCCGTCTTGGTGGCGATAAGTGGAACACCATGCCGATTTCGTCTGAAGGACATGGCGTATTGGAAGACAACTGCTCTGCAGAATTCAACATCCCTCCGTCAGATAATGCAGAGGACTTCGTCAAGCATACTCGTTTCTGCATGGATTGGATTAATCAGAAGATGATCAAGGAACACAACAGCGAGGTATTCAATGCTGCTTCTGTGATCTTCTCTGACGAGGAACTGGAAGACCCTGCTGCGTGGGTGTTTGGTTGTGAGCCTGATTACAATGCCTATACTGGCAAGCAGAATCCCAAGCCGCATGCAGATGAGCCTAATCTTCGCTCTGCTGGCGGACATGTGCATATTGGATTCAAGAAGAATCCCACTAAGCAAGCTGCACAAAAGGTTATCCGTGCTGCTGATATCTTCCTTGGTGTTCCCTCTGTGTTGTTGGATGATGATACCCGTCGTCGTGAGTTGTATGGCAAGCCCGGAGCCTTTCGTTATAAGTCTTATGGTGCTGAGTATCGTACCCTTAGTAACTTCTGGGTGTTTGATGATAATCTGATTAAGTGGGTGTTCAATCAGGTTCAAACACTGGTTGCCTACGCTCATAATAAGGCTGTGCCTGCTAACGATGAGTGTGCTGCCCGTATTCAGGAAGCAATCAACACAAACAATCGTCGTCTTGCTTCAGACATTATTCGTGACTTTAATATCGTAATGCCCTGATTGGAGAGAATGATGCAATGGGATTTTGATCCGTGTGCTTTTGACAAAAAGTACTACCGGGATAAGTATGATGGAACAATCATCCTATTTAACGATGTGCCAATGTCCATTCAGATGCATGATGCTTCTTCTGTAATTGGAGAGGAAGCTTATAACTACAGCACAAGTGGGGTTGAATTGGGTATTAAACCCTTCCTTCCTAATAGCCAGTGGTTTATGGATGATGTGCATTTGAAGACTCCTGTGTACATGCGTCGTGTTCCTCGCCGTCAATGGCATCGCTCCTTTCACAGGGAACAGTATGAGTTCAGCATTCCATATCTGCATGGATTTCGTCTTCGTAATAATATGCCGAACTTTGGTAGTCAAGTCTCCACAGCACGGGCAGTACATAACAACACTACAATGAAACTGGAAGAAGCAGTCAAACTTCTACGTAAGAATCGTAAGCATGGTGGTGAGGTTCTTACTAAGGATTTTGCATTGATTCGTAACAGTGAGACTGTTTATAGTCTGTGTAATTCTGTTGGTATTGTTGCTTTGGTATTGCCTGCAGATAATGTTATTCTTGTGGGTCATAATCTGTATCAAGAGGTGTCAGATTATCTGGTTAATTCTGAGGAGGGAACATGGGCTTTGAAGCTGACGAAGTGTCTTTGAATCGTAAGTGGCATGAGATGATGAGTACATCACAGAATGTGACTCTTCCTACACATCCGGATGTCCCAGACACAAATCTGTTTGGGCTTAATCCAGCCAACACATTTGGGATTGAGGTTGAAGTTGAGAATGTTTTCCCAAGTATGTCTGAGGAAAAGCTTGCATCCTATTGTGCATCACTTGAGTCTCTTTCTGTTGATGGATGGTGGCGCACAGATGAAGATGGAAGCCTCCGTAATAGTGGGCGTGAGTTTATTTCATACCCATTGAAGGGGAATGAAGTTGGGTATGGATTTCAACGTTTGTTTTCTGTGCTGCATCCAAAGGCAGACTTTAATCTTCGTGCTGGTATTCATGTTCATGTGAACTGTCGTGATATGCGACTTGGACAGATCAGTAAAGCTATCCTTCTTGCAGTTGTCTTTGAGTCCATGATGTTTAGGATGACCGACCCATCAAGACACAACAACATCTTTTGTGTTCCAGTGACTGCTTCTGATGGTATTTGGGACATGCTCAACTGGTTTGCCACAAACAAGGGACCGGCAGTACAAAAGTATAGTGCATTGAATGTTGTTCCGTTAACTGAACGGTCTTTTGGTACTGTTGAGTTTCGTCATCTGGAAACTACTAATGATATGCAGAAGTTGCAGCGTTGGCTTCAGGTGATTGATAGTATCTGGACATATGCACGTAATCCAATTACATTTACAGACCTGCTTTCTCGGGTGTCGGCGCTTACAACCTCAAGTATGATCTTTAACTTTGGTGAAGATGTGTTTGCTGATGTTTGGAGTAGTGTTAAGAGCTATGCTGATCGACATGAAATTAACCATACCATTGCAAAAGTGAAGCAGATTGTGTACACAGATAGTAATGTGTTTTGTGGTGATGATATGGCTTCTTGGTTGTCCAGTCATGCAAAGTTCCAGCAACACAATATTTCTTGTCTCTTCCAACATCTTAGTAAGACATCACTGGACACACCAGTAGAAAACCCAGAGGACTAATTTATGTGTGGTATTGTACTCACCTTCTCCACGGCTGTTGGTGGAATGTCAACAAAGAACCAGAAAGTCTTTGAAGACACACTGTTTATGACTTCTTTGCGAGGAATGGATAGCACAGGAGTATTCACTTACGACAAGAATAAAGGTGACGAAGTTATGCTTGTTAAGGAAGCATATCCAAGTCCATTGTTCTTGCAGACTAAGGATTACGAGAAGCTGGAAAGTCATTTGTTTTATGATTGTCGTGCAGTTATTGGGCATTGTCGTGCAGCTACTCGTGGAACAGTCAAAGACGAAACAGCGCACCCATATCATCATGGTAGTATTATCTTGGTGCACAATGGCACATTACCAAGTCATCATGGAATAGCAACTAAAACATTTACTGTTGATTCTGAGGCGATTTGTCATGCACTTAGTGAACGGCCTTGGGAAGAGGTATTGCCAGAGATTCATGGTGCTTTTGTGTTGATCTGGTATGACTTGATTCGTAAGGTACTGTGTATCGCATCCAATGGAGAGCGGCCTTTCTATACAGCAACCAGCAAGTCTGGTGATTTGTATGGAGCATCTGAGTATGGTATGCTTTCTGCTGCTATTGATCGTAACAAGGAAGACCTCATAAAGGATAAGGATGGTAGTTGTTTCTATGCTTTCCCAAAGAATACAGTACTAGAAATTCCTTATGATTTTAAGGGGAAGTGGACTGATTTGGATTTCAAGCCATTCAAGGAAGCAACAAAGTCTTTTATGCAGGGTCATCCCAAGGTTACGCAGGGAAATACTGGGAATATTAAACAACTGACCCACTCCAAGAAAGAAGAAAAGCCTGTCACTGGAAAGAAGCCTACTGGATTTCGTAATGAAAGTGAGCTTACCAATCCACCAAGTAAAGTTTGGTTTGAGATTGAGAAGATCGAAGATGCAAGTACGAAGCATAATACACAGAGAATTTGGGGTCGTGGATTTCTTCCTGATAACACTGAGTATATTACTTGCACACTCACAAGAAAGCAGGTTGATTTCAAAGAAGGGGATTTTATTGAGGCAAAGCCATACCTTGCATATACTCAGTGCAAAGATGATTATATTTCTGAGCCGGGTAAATTGCATTTTATGGTAGACTTCAAGTCTTATTTACTTCTTGGAGATTGTGAAGATGAAGTTAATGACTTGGATGGCAACTCCGTTACAAAGGAGGAATGGATGCAACGTTCTGATCAAGACAGGCGTTGTTCTTATTGTAACGGTTTGTTGTCTTATTTTGATTTGCAGTATGCAGTCACCCATCGTACCAACAGCCACATTGACACCGTGATTTGTGGCAATTGTATTGACGCATCTATTAACTAAGGAAACCACCACCATGAATATTGTTATCCGTACCCAGAAGATTGGATCTATCTTTGCAACTGCACTCAAGAGTGCCCTTGAAGAGCTGGGCCATGATGTAATCCGATCCTCTAAGAATGGAAAGACTAAGCGTAAGATCTTTGACATGGATCAAAAAGCCATTGGAAAGATCAGCCAGTTTGTTGCTTTCCAGCAGGCTGGAGTTAGTACTGTTCCCAACACTATCAATAAGGCAGAGGCATTGTCTTGGGCAGCTGATGGTAGTACTGTTGTGTGCCGAACTCTTACCAATGCACACTCTGGAGAGGGCATTGTACTGGCAGAAACTCCAGATGCTGTTGTTGAAGCTCCACTTTATACTAAGTATATCCGGAAGTTTGCAGAGTTTCGTGTTCATATCTTCAAGAATGATATTATCTTCATTCAAAAGAAGAAAGCACAAGCTGCTGCAGTTGAGGCAGGAACTGTTAACTATCAGATTCGTAATCATCAGTATGGTTGGGTGTTCAGTCACAATGATCTTGATATTCCTGACCAACCACAGTTGGAAAGTGTAGCAAAGCAAGCCGTTCGTGCAACTAAGTATCTATATGGTGCAGTTGATGTTATTTATAATAAGCGAGATAACAAATACTATGTACTGGAAGTTAATAGTCGTCCGGGAATCGAAGGAGCAACTGCAATTCAGTATGCAAATGCTGTAGTTTCTTATCTGGAGTCTGGTGAGAAGTCTGTGGTTGCTGGTGCTATTGTAGAAATTAATCCTTGTAGTGCTTGGCTTGAACGTTGTATCAAGATGAATGTACCTGCTTATCAGATTACAGATACCATCTCTGTTGAACTGTTGCTTCGGGCCGTCGCATTCTGCTATGATAAGGGATGGCGTTCTACTGCAGAACGGGAACTGGGTGTATTCCATACCCAGTCAGAGGTGTTCAACCTGTACCCGGAAGTTGCAAACGAGCTTAACGAATTCCTTGCAGGAAAGGTTGCGTAAATGGACTACAGCCAGATGGAGCTAAAGCTTGCGCCTGTCTCTGGTTATGATGAGATTGGACAGCAATCTAATGTCAAGTTTTCTATGGCTGTGGTTGAAGACAACTGCCTAAAGCAGTTGTTTTCTCCCATTAAGTGTCGTGATTTCTTGAATGAAGTGGTACGCAAGCAGTATCAGCCTGCGTTTTCAGAAAGGATCTATTCATTTCCAATCACTGCTGTTCCTGTATTTGATCATGCAAATCCTCCAATACTGTTGGCACATTTCTTCCCTAAACGAAAGCTAAAGAAGATTCAGGAACTATTCCCTGATGTTTATTTTAGTGAAGTTATTGAAGGTAATGTTCTGATCATTCCACTTCAGAATCTTGAATACATGTCAACATTTCTGATGTCTTACATCTCTCACATTATTCGTGTTGTTGAGCAGTATAATGATGTGTTTGATATTTCTACTTGGACTAAGTATTCAAATGAGCAGGACTATGCCAAAAACCTTATAAAACTATGTCGTACTGAATATGCACATATCTTTAACTTCTTTGTGGACTGCAAAGATACTATTGCAAGGCACACAGGTGGTACTGGTATGGATGAAGTTGAGAGTATGAAGAATAGGACTACATACCACAATGGAGCAGGCATGCTTGGTGTTATGCGGTACAAGAATAACAAAGTCCGGCTGATGTTTGAAGATTGGTGGAATGATGCTTATGGGGAGGATGTATGAGGTGTCGTGCCTGCAACAGAGAGTTGTCTGATTATGAATCTACACGTAAGAATCCAGACACAGGTGAGTATGAGGATATTTGTAATCAATGTCGTGCTGGTTATCTTCGGTGGGCAATATACTGCCCATATAATACAGATGATGTAGAGTTGATTAATACAGTAATGTATAAACCACGAACACAAACTAGGAGCACGGAATGATTGGAATTTATGTATGCCCTTCCCGTCTCTTTCTATTTACACCCACTACGTTCTATGCAATAGAAACGCATAATGAGCGCATGCGTTACCGCAAAGAGATGGCATATAGTAGTGCCGCAGTAGAAGAGTGTAAAACAACACAGGAAAAGTATCTAGTTGGACTTGTGCATACTGTTGAGGACTAGAGATGAAAACATATCTGAGAAAACAAGAAGGTCTGGGAGGAGATTATTTCTTTTTATTTACAAAAGAAATGTACTACCACTACGCCACTGACATAAGCTTTGTAAGTGAGAAGGCTATAATTAAGACTAGTTATAGTTACTCTACAGGTGCAATTGGTAGTTTGATTATGGAGGAGGACTGATTGAGTGAATTCATCGGACATGAGCCTTGTCCTATCTGCGGCTCTAGAGATAACCTAGCACGATATGATTCTGGTTCTGCTTTTTGCTTTGGTTGTCGTAGGTACTTTCCAACTACTATACAGAACAGGATTGCTGCTAAGAATAGTCCAGTTGAATCAGAAAAATCTATTGGACTTCCTAGTGATTATGATCCACAATACCATCCCAAGGAGGCTCTGGATTGGATCAGTCAGTATGGATTCAATAGACAGCGGATGTTCAAGTATCGTATTGGTTGGTCTGAGTATAACAAACGATTAGTATTTCCTATCATTACACACAACAGACTACTTGCATGGCAAGGTCGGTCATTTACAGCAAAGCCTAAGTGGAAAACTCAAGGAGATATTCACAGCTTTCTGTGGCCGCTTAAATATAATAGTAATAAATTGGTGCTTGTAGAAGATATTATTTCTGCTTATAATGTCCATGAAGCTGGCTATGGTGTTGCTCCTTTGTTTGGATCACACATTACTAATGCACAACTCACTGGGATTTTAAAGAATCAATATAGTGAAGTTGTGTTTTGGCTTGATAGGGACAAATACAAAGAAGCCGTGCAGATGGCAGGGCAGATTGGTGAAGTTGGCATAAAGTCAAGCTTTATTGTAACAGATAAAGACCCAAAGGAATACAAAGACATTAAAGGAATTCTAAAATGAATCTTGAATTATATGTATGGCCAACTTCGGCGAGGTGGGGGATTACTATTAAAATAGAAAAGTGCTGGTACAGCATACACCCCAAGTATTACCTAATTGAAAAGAGCAGAAAGGACCCTAAATGGTACAGTACAGTACAGTATCGGTTGGTGAGTTTAAAGTAGAAGATTAGTAATGAGGACATATCTAAAAAGAGATGGTGATGTTTTTTACATATACTCCTTCAATTATTACTATGGAGCAACTGGGCCTTACGCACACAGACTAGCAACCACTGAAGGGTTCTATTTAATCGGCAACGAACATGAGCGACAGGCAATTGGTTCTTTTGAACTTGTGGAGGACTAAATGATACCTATTGAACTTGCAATGGGGACGAATGGGCGTAGTGTTTTTATCCAAACAAATAAGACTCGTTATATGTACTCATATTATTGTAGTTATGATCACAAGATTCTTCACTGGAGCTATTCCTATAGGTTATCTTATCCTTGTGGTTCCTTTAAAGAGGAAGACTAATGGCAACAATACACACATGGCCGGCGACCGACGTGGTGGGGGCTACAAGTGACCTTGAGAATTGGCAATACAACGATCATCCCCTTAATGACCCGGAGTATGTAAGTAGCAAACATAAATACGTCTAGTATGGCAAAACCCAACTAGGAACCTTTATTGAGGAGGAGGATTGACATGAACACCTTAGATATCTGCATAGCCCCTTGGGGTAAAAATATACCTTCTGGTGCTATATTTGGTGAAGGTGGACTACAGTATTTTGTTTTAGGAGGGAATCGAGGGCATGAAGTGGGTCTGATACAGCGGGATGGGCTTCTGCCATATACCCTACGGTCAGTAGGCAAAGTGCTCTTGACAGACTGAAGCTTTTGTGTTACCCTAAATATATTATATATTAATACTATATATAATATATATACTATATATAGTATATTATTAATAAATATACTATATTAATAGATAATAAATAATATAGTATATTTAGTATAGGAGAATAATGTTAGAACTTCTTAAATTCTTACTGAGCAAAGACAACTATGTAAAGTATAGAGGTTTCGTACCTAAGGGAACGAACCCTACAGTTGATCTGTTGTATGACTACCTAGACCAACTCTTTGGTAGTTTAGAACGAGACCTTACCTTCGATGAGTATAGTGCCTTTGTACTCGGACAGCTACCCAACATCACCAAGAAGGATCGGGATACCTATGAACTCATCCAAACACTCATTGACAAGGCAGGAGGTAGCAACATTGCTGCAGACGCTGCAGAACTGCTACTTAACAACCTCCGAGAACGATCGAATTCTTTCAAGCTTGCTGAAGCTTATCTTAACTTCAGTGAAGGAAGAATCACATCAGACGAACTACACAGCACTATTGATTCTTGTACGATTGTCCGTACATCTGTCGAACGCACTAGGATGGTTCAGGAAGACCTTGAAGCTCTCGTAACACAGGAAGTACTAACACCAGGCTTACGATGGCGCCTGAAGGCTCTAAACCAATCCCTTGGGTCATTACGTATGGGAGACTTCGGTTTCATCTTTGCACGTCCAGAGGTTGGCAAAACTACGTGGTTGTGTTCAGAAGGTTCCTTCATGCTTAAGCAGTTGGTAGAAGCAAATAAACCACTGCTATACATCAACAACGAAGAAGAGTCGCGTAAAGTTAAGGTACGCTTCATCCAATCTTGGTTTGGTGTGACACGTCAGCAGTTGATTGCGAACCTTAGGGAATATAGTGAACGCTTTCGTGAAGAGACAAAAGGACTGTTCTGCATCAATGAGGGCTCTTTAAAGGACCGTAGAGAGATTGAATCTATCATTGAGTACTACCAGCCCGGCTTGATCATTTGTGATGCCCTAGACGCTATAGAGGGCTTTAAAGCGGATCGAGAAGACCTGCGCCTAGGTACAATCTTCAAATGGGCACAGGATTTATCCAAACAATACTGCCCTTTCATTGGTACAACATGGGCAGATGGTTCTGCAGAGGGTATCAAGTGGCTCAACATGGGGCATGTAACCAACGCCAAGACGGAGAAGCAGAAACCAGCACAGTTCATCCTTGGCATTGGTTCAACTGGTGATGATTACATGCGACACATTGCAATCTCAAAGAACAAGTTGATTGGTGATCCGGATACAGAAGAAGGACTTCGACATGATCGGTTTGATGTGCTTATTCGACCAGAAACAGCTAGATTTGAGGATATAGGATGAAAAACTTATTGTACTTTTATACAAGATCCAGAGAAAGTTCGGCGTACTTGAAGAGGGAACTTGATGGAAAGTTTCAAGATGGATCTAATTTGGGTTGGCAAGCTCCATTATTTTCTCTGGAATGGAGTAAATTTATTATTTCAGTGGAACATAGCCATAGTCATGATGTTGCAGGTCACTTTCAGGAAGTAGAGGACTAAAAATGAAGTTATTCTATACTATGAGTGCAATCTATGCAGGAATGGAAGGAGCCTGTTACTGGGCTAGTCACTGGGGTTTAGTTGATCCTGATGAGGTACACTATGATAGTCTCCCCGGTTGGGAGGCTTACTTTCATCCTGAATATCAATATCATGGTACATTTGCAGTTGTGGAGGATTGAATGACTTTATTTGAAGGAACTTCGTGCATTCGTTGGCCACGTATGGTACATGAAGAAGCTGGATATAGAATTGATACTATTAGTGAAGAATATAAAACATATAGCTCTGTTCCAGAGGCCATTATGCGAAGTGTTGGTGTGTCTAGTCTTGGCTTCTTTTCTATTGAGGAAAATTGATGACAGTAACTACATCAACTATAACTAAGTTATGTATACTTAAAAACTACCATAACTTCACACTAGAGGGATACATCATCTCTCGTGGAGAAACCTTTGGGTTACTTTATGGTGGTAAGTATAAAGTAATTTCATTGGAAGAACTTCAAGAGTTCATGAAAGGAAAAGAAAGTGGATATTGAAGAGCAGAAAGTAGTTGCAACAGAAGCTCTCCGACGAATCAAAGACTGCATTAAACATTCTTATATTGTTGGTGGCGCTATTCGCAACTGGCTACTAGACCGCCCTGCAAAAGACATTGACTTCTATGTAAAACCAAAGGCAGACTTTTCATACGAGGATATGTGTAGTCTATTGTCCAGTGCAGGACTTTGTGATTTTTATTTGGTTGGTGCTGTAGGTAATCCAGAAAAATATCCTACAAGAGTTATCAACTATGTCCTTGAGGGTGTCTTTGAGGAGATGCCAATTCAAGTGATTGTCCTTAAGGAAATGCTAAGCCCAGAAAGAGCAGTAGAAAGTTTCCCCATTGACATCTCAAGGGTATGGGCAACATACTACAATGATGAGTTGCTTATGGGTGTGTCAAAAGAATGCCAACACGCATTTAATAGCAAACATATTACTGTTCTGCATAAACCAGAGTGCATTAAGGACATTACATATATCCGCAAGATTCAAGGATATTTTCCTGATTGGGAATTCGTATGTCAGTATGATCTAGATAAAATGGAAAAGGAATTCACTGACCAGAAGACAAAAAAGATTTATAAAGAAGACCACTGTCTTGCTGTGACTGACTTGCCTTTTTTGTTTGGAACAGATCCTACAACAAATGTTGTTACACCTACTGTGGAATTCTGATATATGAAAATCATTTCACCTTCATTTGAAATTATTGCATTTACTCCTAACCTTGAAGAGGTTATTGAACTAGCAGGAAGGGTCTGCTATAAATCAGAAGATAAGATTTGTCAAGGATCTGCGCATAAGTTTGTGTCAAAGATTCGTAGTCTTAATCATGAGTCTGTATTGGAGCACGGTAGTATTACAGTGAAGTTTATCTGTGATCGTGGAGTTTCACATGAGCTTGTACGACATCGTGTGGCCAGTTATAGTCAGGAATCTACTCGCTACTGCAACTACACAGATGGGAAGTTTGATGGTGAACTTACAGTAATTAAACCTTGTTACTGGGAAGAATCTAGTGTAGGATATAGTACTTGGAATCTTGCTATGGAACAGGCAAAGTCCAACTACCAGTTCCTTATTCGATCTGGTGCTACTGCACAGGAAGCAAGGGCAGTCTTGCCTAACTCATTGAAGACTGAGATTGTGATGACGGCTAATCCTCGTGAATGGCGGCATGTGATTAGTATGCGATCTGCTAAAGCTGCGCATCCACAAATGCAGGAATTGATGATTCCATTGAAGGAATGCTTTGCTAGACATTGGCCTAGTTTATTTGGAGATTTGTGATGTTTGATGATGAAGATAAAATGTGTGAAGAGATTAGACGCAAACAAGCACCTGCAAAAGCACATGGACTAGTTCCATATAGTGAGATTGCTGAACTGAAAAAGCAGCTCAATGAACTACAAAGTACTGTAGATAATCTCATTAAACAGAAGGGACGATATAATACGGAAATCGCCTATAAGCAGTTAGTGGATATGTACTTGTCTCAAACTGAGGAGAAGTAAATGCGAAGACCCGTGAAATGGAGGTATCTAGAAAAAAGGTTAAATAAAAAGCCATATAGTTATCGGTACCTTGCACTTCGTTCTGGCCCATACCTTAAATTTAATGGAGTGGATAGGAGAATCTTGAATTCTTCATACTGTGTGATCTTTCCTTCAATGCGATTTGAAGAATTCCTCCTGAAGAATATGAGGGAATTATTTTGAAATGGTTGATCTTCGACTGTGAAACAACAACACATATGAAGGGGAATCCATTCAGTAAGTACAACAGAGCAGTTGTCTTTGGATTTAAATCGGACAGTATTGGAACTGTGCTTATCTGGGAGGATGAATCTAATGTGGTTGAACGTATACAGAAGATCATTGACGACCATGATATTATTGTTGGTGCAAATATCAAGTTCGATATTCACTGGTTGATTAGGTATGGTATTAAGTTTAACAATAATAAGTTGTGGGATGTTTTGATCTATCGGTATCGTGAACTGTACCAAGCTAAACGGTTTATCTCACTTAACGATTGCTGTGAGGCTTATGGTATTCCTACTAAACTAGATGTAGTAAAAGAAGTATATTGGAAAAATGGAATTGACACTGATGCAATCCCTCGGGACATTCTTGGTGAGTATCTGGTTCGTGACTTGGATTGCACAGGAGCAGTCCTTGATGTCCAGCGAAAAGTGCGGCCTAGTTGGTTTACTTGCTTTAGACTTGATTGTGTTGACCTCTGGTCATTAATTGAGATGGAGCAGAATGGTGCTCCTGTTAATGTTAAGGGAGTACTAAATGAGCTTGAAGTACAGAAGGGCCGTAGGGTTGAGCTTTACATGGAAATCATGGATGCAATTAGTCCTGATTACGATATTAACCTTGGTAGTTCTGATGAGCTTTCCGTTGCTTTGTTTGGTGGTGTCATTTACGAAAAGTATAAACTACCTATTGGTGAGTATAAGTCTGGTGCCAAGATCGGGCAGACCAGATATAAATGGTTTGTAAATGAACATGCATATGAAGGGCAATATACACCGGTAGAGGGTTCTGAGGTAGATAAGGTTGCTAAGGATGAGGAAGGAAACACAATCTTTAAATATTACTCTACATCTGAAGACAACCTAAAAAAAGTAAAGTGCACAAAGAAACGTAGGAAAGTACTTGACAATATCATTGAAGTAGGTAAGGTTGATAAGTTGATTCAATCATACCTCAACAAGATTCCTGCAATGATTGAAGAGTATGGCTGGGAACATGATACACTCCATCCTAATTTCAATTCAACTATTACCATTACAGGGAGATTGAGTTCAGATAAACCCAACTTTCAGAATTTACATCCAACCTTTCAGAAGTATGTGGAGACTCGCTATAAATGATTATCTCTGTAGATGCAAAGGCACTAGATTGGTTGGTAGGTATTTATTTATCCCAAGATAAGATAGGAATGCAGGAATGGAATGAAGGTATAGATCAACATACAATGAATCAGGAAGCCTTTGTACTTCCTTCTAGGTTGATTGCTAAGAAGTTCCTTTTCCGTGCTATTTTCTTGGGGTCTGCCTATGCATATGCAAATGATCCTGAGTTTATGCACGTATCCTCAACCCAGAGATATTGGGAAGCAGTTATAGAAAGATTCTATGATAAGTATTCAGGCTTTGGAGAGTGGGTAGAAGCTACACTGAAGGAAGTGATCCTAAATAAAGGACACTACACAGGAATCCATGGAGCACAATGGTACTATCAGCCTGTGGAGAAGCGAGGGGAGAGTGTATGGCCTAAGACACAGATCGCTAATTTCCCAATCCAATCCTTGGAGAGTGAGATTATGAAGTTGTATAGGATTGCAGTCCTTAGGCGGTTAAAGCGGGAATTTCCTGAAGCCAAGCTTTTTTCTTCTGTGCATGACTCACTTTGTATTGACACTCCTGAGGAGTTCCTGTACAATATAAAGTATATGCTGGACGAAGAGGCCAAGAAGATTCCAGCTTTACTCAAGCAATATTACAACATTGATTTCAACATTGAGTTCAGAGTGGAATCTTGTTATGGTATGAACTATTATGATTTGGTGGAATTTAAATGATCTTATGTAACTTTGCTTCAAAGGAAACGTGTGTGATCTATGAGCCCCTTGAATTTGTATGTTTCTACTGGGCTATAAACCATGAAAGTACTCGCATAACAGGAAACACAATTAACGGTGATCTAAATAAGCTTATTTCTACGTCTAATATTATTGGTAACTTTAAGGAAGAAGCGTGATTATTGCCCTTAGTAATGGAGGTAATATTGGGTTTGCATATAGGTATGCAGGAAAAAATCTATATGTAGTTACCAAGAATAAGGGACTTTCCCTAACTAGTATGGAAACTAAAACAACACCTGATATTTTTCTACAGTCTAGTACTCATCTTGGTTATTTTAAGGAAATATATGAGCAAAAAGCAATACCCACATCTGCAGGAATTTAATGTGAGTCCTCGCAGGAATGCAGTAAAACGAAACAGTTGGTGGGCACGTACTGACTGGAAAAGTAAACAACACTAATAGGGAAATTTAATGTCAAATCCAAGCATGCAGTTGTCCGTTCGTATTCTTGATGTACAGATTGAAACTCGTAAGACAGCAAAGAGTTCTTATAAGATTGCAACAGTTGATTATAAGGACTTGAAGGATGGTAAGACTGGTAGTCGTAAGGTGATGTCCTTTGGCGCTAGCGAAGCTGCTTTTGGCTTCTTGGTCGGTCATGAAGTTAATGGTAACGAATACACAGTAACTGCGGAGAAGATCAATGATTTCTGGAATTGGATCAAAGTGGAAGAAGGCACTAATGGAGGAAGTGCTCCCAGTACTACTTCCAGTGGTAGTGGTAACTCTATTCTTTCTGGGACTAGTGCACGTACTGGGGATGCTGAGCGGCAGCAATTGATTGTACGTCAGAATGCCCTTACCAATGCAATTAAGTATTTTGAGGTAACTGGAAATAAGAAGGCAACTATCAATGATGTTGCAACTATTGTACAGCAGTTTGCGGATATCGTCTTTGGTAAGTTTGATCCTGATATTGATACTGGTGCGAAGTCTGCACCTAAGGTAAATAAGAATACAGATGCAGTTCTCGATGAAGATGGAGATGTGGAGTTCTAATTATGATTGAAACCTCGGTTGCAGTTGCTTTTTTAGTATTAAGTATCTGCTTGTCTGCTTGTCTTGTTCTAATTACAATTAAATATTTGGATATCTGATGCACGCCAATATCGACATGGATGTAGTCCTGTGGAAGTGTTCTGCAGGAAGCAGCTATGTGGCTAAGTATAAGAAACAGGAAGCCCTCGAAAGGGGGTTTTCTGAGCCACAACCTCTTAACCTAGCGCAATGTATTGAACTACTTGTTGACTACGTAGATAATATTCTAGAAAAAGTCAACACTAAACAATATACATTGTGGTGTACTCCGAAAGGAAAAGATGCGAACTTCCGGTATAAACTTTTTAAAGAATATAAAGGGAATCGAACTGGAGAAAAGCCAGCCTGCTTCCATGATCTGCAAAAGTTCGCAGAGGAATATTACAAAGATCATTTCAAGTATGCAAACTTCTGTGAAGCAGACGACATGCTCGCATGCTTGCAAACAGACGACACAGTTGCATGTACCATCGACAAAGACATGCAGCAGTTCCCCGGAAAGCATTACCATCTTGACAAAGCAACCTTAATTGAAGTAAACTATGATGATGCGTGGCACACCTTCTGGAAACAGATGTTGATGGGTGACCGCATTGACAACATTATTAGTCCTATTAATCGCTGTGGTCCTGCTACAGCAGAAAAGATTCTATTACGTGGTGGCCCTCCTGACTATCCTGATATTGTCCGGGAGGCTTATGGAGACGATAAACGTTTCACTATTAATTACAATCTTGTACATCTTTGGCGTAAGCCTTGGCAGTTGTTTGATGGGCAGTATCTACAAACATACAATAATGAAGCGGACTTCAGAAAGGCATTGGACGAACTTTGCGTAAACATGGAAAAAAGAGGGAATCCGGACATCGTAGCAAACTCGAAGATGACTTCGGAGACATTCTAACTAGTTTGGGTATTGAACAAGTTTATGAAAAAGACCACCTAGCATATACAGTACCAGAAAGTAAGCATAAGTACACGATTGATTTTACTTTGCCAAATAAAATCTTTATAGAATGCAAGGGATATCTACGTGATTATGATGAGCGGCATAAATATCAGTTGATTAAAGAACAACATCCTGAAGCTGATATTCGTTTTGTGTTTGCTAATCCATATAAGATGATTTCACGTACAAAGATGGACCACAAGGATTGGTGCATTAAGTTTGGATTTCCTTGGTGTGCTGTCTCTGACGTAGAAACAATAAAGAAATGGAGTGAAGAATGTTTGTAACTTCCGTAGTACAGAAGCCTGATGGAGAGACCATTAAGTTTGAAGCAGAACTAAGTGAACAGGAATTTTCCTTTATCTTCAATCAGGGCCTGAATCTACTGCTTGCACAGGGAGCTATTAAGCCAGAGTATCTTAAGCCAGTAGATAAGAAAGAGATTGTACTCTCATGAGGATTCTCCTACTTGATATTGAAACCTTTCCGAATCTTGCATATACCTTCAATCTTTGGAACACTACGATCACTAACGACAAGATCATTACTCCCGGTCGTACAGCATGCTGGTCTGCTAAGTGGTATGGCGACCGTTCTATTTATTTCTCTGGACTTAATGAATCCACAGAACTGGACATGGTGCATCGTATCCACGATCTACTCTCTGAGGCGGATGTGGTAGTTCATTATAATGGCAAGAAGTTTGACATTCCTACATTGAACAAGGAATTCTTGATGTTGGGGTTGACTCCCCCTAAGCCATATAAGCAGGTAGATCTTTACCAAGTTGTCAAGCGAAACTTCCGGTTTGCTTCTAATAAACTTGATTTTGTGTCTCAGCAGTTGGGTATTGGCACAAAGACACACCATAAAGGATTCGATCTTTGGAAGGGTTGTATGGAAAACCGTCCAGATGATTGGGCCGTTATGAAGGAATATAACATTAACGATACCATCCTTCTTGAGAAGTTGTATGATAAGTTGATTCCTTGGGTACCTAATCCACCCAACTACAATCTGTTTAGTGATATTTCCTGCTGTCCTTCTTGTGGAGGTGTGCATTTCCAGAAGCGTGGATTTACTAATACAGTACGACAACGGCAGCGGTATCAATGTACTGACTGTGGTGCTTGGTTCCAAGATCGTCTTGGAGTAAAAGAAAAAGAAGTTAAGTTCAATTCTGGAGGTGTTTGATGTCTGCATTGGATGTACAAGAAGGTGGCAATCATTATCAGCAGTTTGTAATTCAGCCAATTGAATTTATTACAAAGAATAAAATTCCCTTTATTGAGGGGAATGTTATTAAGTATGTTTGTAGGCATAGAAACAAAAATGGTATAGAGGATTTGAGGAAAGCTAAGCATTGTATTGATTTGCTGATTGAAATGGAGTATCCAAATGCTTGAAGTATTAAAGGGGGATACATATGGAATCTGGAATGTGTATCTTGAGGATGATGATGCCCCTGTTGGGGAGATTGTAATTCATTGTGGTGGTTTGTCTTTTGAGGCCGCTGATCCTCTTGGAGTAGTTTATTATATTGACTTTGTAGTTGATCTTGCCAAGGCAATGCAGGAATGCAAGAAGGAGTTGGATGATGCTTGATCAATATATTCAAATGATTATCTTTATTCTTGGTGTTTCTGCGTTGTTTATGTCTCAATCTAAAACACCAAAGGAACGATTTATTGGTTGTATTCTTGGTCTTTGTAGCCAACCTTTTTGGTTCTATACTACATTTGTAAATCAACAATGGGGTATTTTTATGGCTTGTATTTTTTATACTCTTTCTTGGTTGCGAGGGTATCTTAATGCTGCAGAAGGAGTGAAAGAATGCTTGACCTCGAAGCTCTGATTGATTTGCTTACTGCAAGATATGATCCACATGATTTAATTGATCTGTTGGAAGTTGATATTGAAGAGCTTGTTGAAGCCCTTAAGGAAAAGATTGAAGATGACTTTGACCGCCTTGCCGAAATTGTCCTACAAGACCAAGAAAACTCTGAAGACGAATCGTCAGAGGGATACTGAAGAGCAGCTTGGTACTAAGGCATACCGCCTCCGTAGTATTGAAACCGAAGAACAAAAAAAGGAACTCAAAGAATTCTATGAGCACGGAACAACAGACTGAAAAGGATTTTGAACAGTATATTAGCTTCTCCCGTTATGCACGTTGGATTGAAGCAGAGAGTAGGCGGGAGACGTGGGAAGAAACAGTACGTAGATACTGTAATTTTTTTGCTAAGCGGTATCCAAAGCATGCAGCATGGTTTAATGATATCGCTTTTCCTGCAATCTACAACAAAGAAGTAATGCCCAGTATGCGGTGCTTGATGACTGCTGGGCCTGCACTGGATCGAGATAATATGGCAGGGTTTAACTGTTCCTATCTACCTATTGATGATCCCCGTGCATTTGATGAGATGCTTTATGTACTAAGTTGTGGTACTGGTGTTGGTTTTAGTGTAGAACGTCAATTCATTAATCAATTGCCTACAGTGGCAGAGGAGTTCCATGAGTCAGATACAGCGATTAAGATCCGTGATAGTCGAATTGGTTGGGCTTCAGGACTCCGCGAACTCATTGGCCTGCTCTATCAGGGCCAAGTGCCTAAATGGGACCTATCGAGCGTCAGACCTGCAGGAACTCGACTCCGGACTTTTGGAGGCCGTGCTTCAGGCCCAAGCCCACTCAACGATCTCTTCCTGTTTGTTGTTGGAGTCTTTAAGAAGGCTGGAGGACGCAAACTAAACTCTGTAGAGTGTCATGATATTTCTTGTAAGATTGCTGAGGTTATTATCGCAGGGGGAGTGCGACGTTCTGCTTTAATTAGTTTGTCTAATCTTAGTGATGAACGTATGCGAAATGCTAAGACGGGGCAGTGGTGGGAAAATAACTCCCAGCGCACTCTTGCTAACAACTCTGTGGCATATACAGAAAAGCCCGAGATTGGTGTATTTATGCGAGAATGGGCATCGTTGTATGATTCTCATTCTGGCGAACGAGGTATCTTTAATCGGCTGGCTAGTAAGAAAGCAGCCGCTGCTATTGATCGTGATCCCGGCTATGAATTTGGTGCTAATCCTTGCGGAGAGATTAGTCTTCGACCAAATCAGGTGTGTAATCTAACCGAGGCCATCCTACGGTACGAAGATACTTGGGAGGATATTAAACGTAAGTTGGAAATTGCAACTATTCTTGGTACATTCCAAGCCACACTTACAGACTTCCAATATGTGCGTAAGATTTGGAGCAAGAATACTGCTGAAGAGGCTCTGTTGGGGGTTTCCCTGACAGGCATTATGGATAGCCCACTATTGAATGGAAACTATGAGAAAAGTGAAGTTGTGGCAAGTCATCTCGTGGATTTGCGAGAATTCGTCAGAGCTGTTAATCGAAGCTGGGCTATTGATCTTGGCATTAACCCTGCTGCTGCAAGTACTACAATCAAGCCATCCGGGACTGTAAGTCAGTTAGTGAACTCTGCATCTGGTATTCATCCACGATACAGTCAGTATTATATTCGTACTGTGCGGTCTGATAAGAAAGACCCACTTGGTGCCTTCTTGGCTGCACAGGGAATTCCTGTTGAAACAGATGTGTATCATCCTGATGTTAGTGTGTTTAGCTTCCCTATCAAGGGACCGGCTAAATCAGTGTATCGTAATGATCGTACTGCGATTGAGCAGCTTGAGCATTATCTCCTGTTCAAACGTAACTGGACTGATCATAACGTATCTATTACTGTTTATGTAAAGGAAAATGAATGGATGCATGTAGGAGCATGGGTGTATGAGCACTTCGACGAATTATGTGGAGTCTCTTTCCTACCCCATAGTGACCATGTCTACAAGCAGGCTCCGTACACGGAGATTGACCAAGTGCAATATGAAAAGGCTGTTTCAGCGTTCCCTGTTGTCAATTGGGAGACTTTCACTGAAACAGAAGATGGCACTACGTCAGCGCGTGAACTTGCGTGCTCCTCTGGGGCTTGTGAAATCCTATGATCTACCTAAAATTGGCATTTATCCCGGGGGTTGTTATTGGACTTGATCTTCCTGAGAATCATCCTCTTGGATTTAAAGCTGGTGTATTGTCTGTATCTACAGCATCCTTACGACTGTTTCTTGGTATCTTGATAGTTGAAGTTGGTTTGTGTGATGATGTTGTTTTAGATGAGTAAAAAAATAGCCCCCTTTCTCAAACGAGATTGGGGGCTTTTTATTATTCAGCGTTTGCTGCATTAAGTTTATTGAATGCCTCTACTTGTTCCTTTGCTCGAATCAAAGCACGAGTCTGCTTAAGATTACGATTAAGGTTCTGGAAAGCTGAGTTAGACTGGAATGCATTCTGTCCTACAGATTGAATTCTCTTCTGTATTTCAGCAGAATCACCCCCAAGCTCCATGTACTTCTGATACAAATCCTGCAATTTACTCTTACCATCATAACTAGTTCCCAATCTATTGTTTACTACCATAGCTGGAATCTCGGTGTTTAGTTCAGAGAGAATTGAATTTCTTGCATCAGTCCTAGCCTTCTCTTGCTGACTAAGTCCATAAGACAAGTCACGTTCCTGTGCTTCCCTGAGTGGAGTAACGCCAGTCAGTTTACGTAGTAGCTGCTCTCTTGGAGTACGCTCAACAGTCTTTACGTTGGTGCCTGCATCATTCATCTGCTGGAATTCAAAGTTACCTTTTGCATTGGTATGTCCAATGTTCTCTTCAAGGGCTCCCTTGATGTAGGGCAGATTAGGCGCAAGCCGTGCAGCCTGATTAGTAGTTCTAAGCCTATCGTCCTTCCCTTCTCGGAACTGGTTAATCACACCGGGAACCGCTCCAGTCAAATTCCTTGCTACAGAACCAACAGCACTGTACAACGGCCAAACATAGCTAGAAAAATCCCCGCCCGGACTACCCGTTTGAAATGAACCAGAGAAGTCAAGTCCAGTGGTATCAGAGAACAGTCCCTTAGAAATACTAGGAGGCAGTTGTCCCATAATCATCTTGGAATTAGGTGCATTAAGGATAGCAGGATCTTTTGAATTCTTGCCCCACATATCCTTCAAAGTATCATAGATACCCGCCATGTAGTTCAATCCGGGAATCGCCATAATACCACCAAGACCAAGCATCATTCCTATCTTAACCATAAAGGCAGCTTTTGCACCCGGCTGATTCATGAACTTTGCATCACCATATAGCTTAGTAAGCTCATTGAACATAAAGGTACGCAGGTTACCAGCACCCTCACCCAGCACACCAGCCTTCTTCAACCAACGCGGCTGATTAGCTTTAAGTGAGGAATTCATCATAACTTCTGACATATGCTTAGCATACTCAAATGCCCGAGCTTCAGGAACACCAGATTCAATGAATGCTCTAGACACCGCAGTAAAAAAGTAAGAACGACCAACCAAGTCAGGAGTACGTGTAATCACATTAGCAAGTGAATTAACTGCTTCACTTCCATAACTCCCACTATGTGATACATTAAGATCGGCTGCATAAGTATCTGCAATGCCATTATCTTTCATGTACTGCCACATACGTTGTCCTAGTGTGTCCCCAGCCATTCGTGGGTTATCAATACCCATCTTATGATTCCAACCCTCTTTACCCATACGAGCTGTATTTGCTGCTGCATCTCCGATAGCCATAACTAGTGGTTTTATCAACATCAACTTACCCTGCACACCTAGCTTAGTATAAGCCATACGGGCAGCTGCTAAGCGGGTATTAACTTCTGCTGCATTCTGCACACCTTGAATGCCCTGCACAATTGCTGTGCTGGTATTAGATAGTACCTTAGCAGTTAGCCACTTCTTCATATCTCTGGCGAAATTAGTGACCGACCTAGAATTAATTGCTGGATTACCAACATATTTATTCAAGTCAACTTTCTCAGAAATATACCTACCAAGACTATCCAGAGTTTCGTTAGTAACTACACCATAGTGACTGTCGTAATACTCCTGTAGTACTTCTGGCAGATTAACTTTTCCTTGTGCTAAGAAGTCTTGTTTAAGGGCACTCAGTTGTCTACTGGCCTTCTGTGCTTCTGTGAACAGGTGACCACCCTGTAACTGACTAGTAAGGGAATCAATAGCCCTTGTAGCCTGTTCTTTAGGATTAAGCCAAGGCTCATCACCTGCCCATCCACGAACACCCATACGGGCCTGTGTGTGCCCTTGATAGTTATATGCATCCTTCCAAGCATTCTGCACATCCTTCATACCTAACTTATCCAGTATTGCCTGATCCCCAGCAGTAATTGCTAAGTCAGTTTTGTACTGTTCTAGTAGACTTTGTGTTCCAGTCTTTTCACCAGTAAACCCACGAGTGCGTGGAGCAGGTTCTGTCATAGTTACAGAATGCGACTTAGAGTCAAATCCATATTCTTCTGGGTGCTGTGTGATGTACTTGTATGCTTGATTAAAAGTTCTTATATTATCTCCAGAAATACGAACAGGCATAGATACATGCTTGCCATCTTTATCTGTTAATGTTACAAGAGATTCATACTTGCCCTTCCAAGATCTACCAAAGTACTTACCATTATCCATATTAGGCAAATCCTTTGGTACAGCAATACCATCGTCAATCTGTTTCTGTTTGTAGGCGTCATTAACTCTATCGTACAGCTTATCCATCTCAGCACTGATCGAGTCCATGTAAGCCTTAACACGCGGAGAACTTCCCTCTTCTCCCCTAATATACTGCATGATACCATCACGAGCAGTATTAATCCCATCAAACCACTTAAGACTATTGAACTTGGTAGAGATGTTTCTTTCCGCCATTTCAGCAGCCAACTTCGCCTTCCTCCCTCCAGTTTCAATCATTTTAGAACCCCAGACATATGCAGGATTATCTTGCATGACCCTACGCATAGCTGCACCTTGGGTAAGTACATTCCTACGACCAACCATCTTGGGAATATCAGAAGACTTAGAGATGTCCTTCTGTACATCAGTATACACATCAGATACATTATCACGAGCATAACCAAATGCCTGTTGGAATCCTTTTGAATCCTCTAGAGGAGTTACAGTAGCAACCTTATTAGCAGGTTCTACAGAAGGAGATGCCGCATTCATGATCTGTGCATTTGCAGCCTGAGCTTCAGGAAATAATTCAGGAAGACTTGACTTGTAGTAGTTCAAATCAGAAGGAAACTGTACAGCATTATTTTCTGCGTAGTCTTCAACCTGCTTCTGTATTGGACTAGGCTCACTAAACTTAAACTGTGAGTTTTCAGGAGGGGTGTCTACCAATACCTGTGGAGTATTCCTCCAGTTTCCTTTACTACCAATAGTAGGAAGAGCATTGTTAGGGTTGTCTTCTCCAAACCAAGGCTGATTAGGGCTGAGAGGCTCTGCAGGAATTGCATCACGTCGAGCAAAAGGCGCCCTATTAGCAGAGGAGTATATGCTTGTACGATATTCCATTGGATCATATGGAGCAATCTCAGGAGACACAACTGGAATATCTGGTAGTGGGGCTTCCTGTGTAAGATTGGTTAGTGTATTCTCAACAGGTACAGGAGGATTTTCAGGTCCAATATTTGCATCAGTAGGCTGATCAAATAGCTTTGGTCCTTGTGCTTCATACCGAGCCTGATCAGCTATCTGTGCTTGTGCTGCTTGGTCCTGTGCAGCCTTAGCTGCTGCTTGCTGTAAAGCTACATCCTGTTGTGTCTTCAGGGTGGCATCTGCAGAAGTCCTACGGGCCTCAGCAATATTAGCAACAGGTTTGGCCACACCCTCTAATGCCATCCCACCTGCCATTGCAAGTTGTACTGCATTACTGATGTCAGTACCAAACTGCTGGTCTCCTGTAGCAAGTTTAGCCATTTCACCGTAGCCCGCCCCCGTCCCTTCTAGGGCAGCTCCAGTAGCCGCCATGGGAGAGCCATACATCTGCAGTAAAGGATCATTAGTGGAGTCAAATGGAGTAAACTTTTGCATACGCTTCTGCATAGCTTCTAGCCCAATTTTACCCCCATCCTCTCCATGAAGGCTGGCATTAACACCCTTAACTGCACCTTCAATACCACCAATAATCCCGCCCGGAATCTGTGCCGCTGCATTGATGGGGGCTTTTAGTTGTGCTATTGCTGGATGCAGTAATGCAGAGAGTCTATCTGTTACCGGTGCTTTTGAATCCAGTACAGTAGCTCTATCCTTTGCTATCTGTGTGTTTACATCCTTATACCATTTACCAATACTATCAGTAACACCTCCTAACCAAGAGTCAGGAGATTTCTGTACAGTAGGAGCAGCCCCTCCTGAAAACTGATCCGGGGAGGTTACAGATAGCTTACTGTAATCGTCAGGAGACGGAACAGATAGCTTGGAAAAGTCATCAGGAGAGGTTACGTTGATTGCCATTGTTTATTCCTTATTTCCAACCGGCATTCTTCATTGCAGCTACGATAGCCGCATCAGATGCTCCGGGGTTATTCTTCTTGAATGTATTAAAAGCTTCTTGTGCTTTAGGATGCGTAAATCCAGTTCCAGCCTGTTGTGCTTGGGGAGTGGGGGCAGCGGCCATAGGTGCCTGCCTAGCAGCAGCTGAAGGCGCAACTGGAGTGCGTGTAGTCGTAGTAGACATATTGTTAAAGTCAGGCGTCTGGGTAGTAGAGTACGCACCAAAACTTTGTTTCTTTGCAGTTAGATTACTAGACAAGGCATCATATGCTTTATATTCTTTCATCAACTGTGCTGCTTGATCTGGGGAGTTATCACCAGAAGTAAGTGCAGCTTCCAATTGAGCTTTACGAGATTCTGCACCAGCAATAGTCTGATCAATATTCATATGACCATCTTTAAAGCTTAGTAGTAGACTCTGACGATCTCTAGCAGCGTTTGCTGCAATTTGAGCTGCAGTGATTCGTGCATTGGCTCCAATACCTGCAACCTTTTCTGCACTATTTCCCCGAATGTTAGCAACATCAACTCCCTGCTGATAACGGGTATCTGCAATATCACGAGCACGCTGATTAGTGGCTGAATTAGTTACTACCTTAGTAGCAGACGGACTAAGATTCTGGTTCCCTGCATACTGTTGTAGCATCTTAGTATTAAGACTACCATCTGGGTTACTAAGTGCAGTTTTAACAGATTCAGGAAGTGTAGGAGAAATCCTAGCCCAATTAGCCTGTGCTGTTGCTTCATCACCCCCTGCCATAGTACTAACAGAAGGTGCGGATGCCTGTTGCTGTGAGATTTCACCTTGTGCCTGTAGACCTGGAATACGTGCATTAGTTTCCCTTGTCTGTGCATCTACCTGTGCAGCATATGACTGTGCCTGTTGCTGTTTAAGTGCCATCTCAGTCTCTGCTTGCTTCTGTGCTATCATATCTTGATACTGTCTTGCAGATGTATTATAGGTATCTTGTTGTCCCTGCAAAAAAGCAGCCAAAGGCCCAAATGTTTGAGCACCCTCCCCATATTGTGGCTGTGTGTAGTTATTACCAATTACATCTGCCATTAGGAACCTCCAAATAAATTAGATAGATAGTCAACACCACCTGTATCGTAGTTATTAGTGTTTCCTATGTTCTGAGCAATAGGATCACTTGCTGCATTATAGGTGTCACTATAGTTACTGGTAGTATTGTCTGAGTTTCCATAGTCAATACTGTTAAAGCTATTATTACTATTACTTCCAGTAGTATTCCCATTAATTGCATTAGTCATTGCATTACTAACGTCATTACCATAGGTGCCATATGCATTAGCGATGGGATCACTTGATTGCTGACTACCAGTATCTGCTGTACCTGAGTTAAATAAACTTTTGGCTTGATTTCCCAGCCAACCAATACTAGAAGTAAGTCCTTGATTAGCTGCCTGAGCTAGTGGACTTTGTACCGTTGCCCCATTAGAGTCTTTCTGATTTCCAAGAAGACTACCAAGTACAGTCATATACGGATTAGCAGTATTGTAGGTAGATGCTGTTTTTGCATAGTTACCTATTTGATTACTTAAATTACTACGATATTGAGTTAGCCAATTATTGTATGCAGCTTCACGGGCTACTCCAGTCTTGTAAGCATCTGTAGTTCTCCCAGAAGCAGCATTCTGCGCTTGCAGATCATTATAGAATTGTTTGTCTGTTGCAGAATACTGCCCATACAATGAACTAGGATTACTATAACTTGCTTTAAGTTGATTGTTTAGATCTGTTACATCCTTTGCTGTTTTTGTAGAGGCGTTAGCTCCCAGCAAAGAGGTAAGTAAACTTGCGTAATTAAAGTCACTCATATTTTACTCCGTTATTACTGGAAGAATTACTAGCACTTCCAGAGGACAACATACCAGAAAGTCCATTAGTCATTGAACCACTATTATTAATGCCCATAGAATTAAGTGCAGAATTTATAGCAGCATTTTGTGCATAGTTACTTGCAAAGTTGGTAGCAACATTAGTTAGTGCATCTTTTGAACCTGTAATTCCGTTCATCAGACTACCAAGACTCAGACCAGAAGCTGTAAGACCTGTGTTTACTGCACTTTTTGCAGCAGACTCTTCTTTACCTGAGAGAAGATTACCAAGAACACTACCAAATCCACCTCCTATTGTACCACCAAACAGACTCCCAAGCAAGCCCGTAACACTACCAATATTACCTAAAGCAGCATTACTGATTCCAGATAATGCCATTCCAAGTTCTCCATAGCCTGTAAGTGCCCCAGCAACAGAACCAAATGAGCCCAAGGCAGATAGAGCGTCGTGTCCGATTGAGCCGTAGTTTGTATTAGTCTGTCCATTTAAGTCTGTATAGGACCAAGGAGTTCCAGTAAGTGCTCCTTCAAATCCAAGATTATTATATTCAGCCACTGCAGCAGGACTAGCCCCCTGTGTATAGCTATTTGTTCCTGCTATATTATCGGCTTCCTGCTGATCTTGAAATTGTTGCTCTGGATCACGATCATCTTTTACAGACCACTGATCCATAAGAGATTGAAAAGCTGCAGCCTGTTGTTGAGCTGCTATTTGAGTATAAGCCTCATTAGCTGCATCAGGTGTATCTTGATATCCAGTATTTGGATCTCCCCAACCATAGCTACCAAAATCCCATCCAGAATAGGTGCCATAGAGAGCAGCTTCTGTCCCTTTGTCATTATAACTCCAATCAATTCCTCCTTTTCCTGTATCCCATCCTCCAAATTGCTGGCCGTTATCAGTAAAAGATCCGAAGGTACCCCCATTAGGACCAAACCCTGTTCCTCCCCAGCCAGCAGTATCAGTAGCATCATTACCGCCTTTTCCACTATCCGACACAGATCCCGGATCGGCAGCAGATTGATCATTATCTGAACTCCACCCATTGTCTCCACCAGTGTCACTATCATCGCTGCTATCATCACTACTGCTGTCATCTGCCATTATAAATTCCTTATCCTGTGTATCCTACATAAGCTGCTATTGCATCAACTTTAGACTCTATAGAATCTAATTTATCCTTTAATTTCTGTAGGTATTCTTTTATAATAAAATCCCGATCTGATTGCTCTGAAAACTTAGTAGTGGGAACTGGAGGAACATTAACTATTGTCATTATGAAACTCCTGTAGTATATTCTGTTTGTAATCCATAAAAACGATAGCTCTGTGCTGGTTGTCCAACACCTGAAGTGGTATCTACTACAGAATAGGTTAGTTGATGTATAATAGCTTGTCCCCAATTCTTAAAATTCAAGTTGTTCTTATTAGTACCAGAGACAGAGATGGTTGCATTTGTGTCACCAGAAAACTTGTCCATAGTTATGGTATGTGTTACATTAGTTGGAGAGAATACAGCACAACTTACCTCATTAATAAACTTTCTATTACCACTACCTAAATCAGTAGGATTACATTTAAGAGTAACTACAATGGGATCATAGCCAGAACCATATCCTGGAACTGTATCTTTTGTTACATAATTTAATGCAGTTCCACCATAAGACGCAAATACAGGTGTCACCTGTGAGGAATTTACTGGATTACGTGACCAACAAAAAGCAGCCTGTCCAATTTCTGGATGATCTTTAGTTTGATGTACTATGTTAATAGGGACGATTCCATCCCAAAATCCCCACACATCCTCGTCAATATCATACACACAGACAGGACCACTCAGTAAACTCATATTTAAAATATAGAATTTTTTATTTCCTGTAGCAAAATAAAAAGAACGCATAAAGACATCATTATTGACATCAGCGCTTATCTTTGGAGTATATAAACTAAGTAGTTCATCTATCCATTTAGTAGATATAGACTCACATGTAGTTTCAGTAAGTTTATATACTTTTCTGGAACCAAACGAATCACATCCAATAAAATAACAAGAATTATTAATGGAAGTTAGTGAGGAAGGAACAGACAAACCAACCATCTTTGTATAACTGGTATTTCTCTGTAATGGACTTGTACTTGTTAAGCCTCCATTATAAAAGAATTCAATACTAGTGTCTTTAAGAGCAACTACGTAATTATTAATTCTAGCTAGTGCTTGTATTCTACCGGGAAATTGAGAGGCACGAATTAAATTAACAGAAGTATCCCATGTATTGATATCATTTAATGTTGAATTATGTATAGTATCTGTATTCTGCTCCGCAATGAATAAGTACCCATCCATACTAACCATGTGGGGAATAGGAGAGAAAGTCAACTGAGTAGAATCACCGGAAGCCCACTCACCTGTTGTAGATGCAAATCTATACACCTGTATCTGTTGGAATGTTGCAGTTGTAATTGTATTTCCAGTGGCTTTAATAACTGCTGCATTTAGAGTGCCATCTGAAGTAAACGTATCTGTAATTAAAGAGTAATACTCTCTTGGGGAGGTTGTAGATGGAATATATGAGATAGTCGCAGTTGTTGTGAAGGTCTGTGTTCCATTAGATAATGAAATAGTAAATGTTTCTCCTATATTTCCTTGAACAAAAACATGCATAACGTACCTATATCCAGTTGTATTTGTAGTAGGTAAATTAGTAAAGAATTGTCCAGTAGTTGTGTAGAAATTCATTACATTAGGGGAAGCTGAAGATACGTTAGACCACACCCAAGAACCTGATCCACTTTGCAAATTATATGGTTGTTTTACAAATCCAGTAGTACTATTTGTAATATCCATATTATAAAGAAGGGCACAATCACTATCTGCTATTAGTGCAAGTTCTCTATTAGTTGCAGTATAGTTATGATTAAGAATAGGGGCGTAGGCTCTCCCACTAGTCATGAATCTAGTAAAATAAGTGTGATTAGCACTTCCGGGAACAAATGCAGTGCCAATGCTAATCTGTGGGTTTGCACCCATTACATATGTGCATTGGCTATACATATTGGATGTAGTAGCAAATGTCAGGTCATTAGCAGACACTAATGATCCTGTTGCCGTGTTTATAGGCTGGACACCAAAAGAAGGCCGTTGGGTAAAGAATGTTTGATTTTCTGCACTTGTGTTTGCTACTGTCTGCTCTGCCCGCACTCCTTCTGATTTTACACGGTTAATGACAGCATTACGAACAACACCTAAATACTCTTCTTGTACACCACTACAAAATGTCTGGAACTTAGAACTCCTACTATTTTGTTTAGCTTCTGCCATAAGTAGATACCCCAAAATAGGTTGAATTAGATTCCGGATTCCAATCAATTGCATCTTTTAATGCGGATGCTGCTGATGAATTAAGTGAATTAGTTGTTTCCAAAGAAACGCCATACTCTGGAGCCAACCTAACACATAGACCATAAATCAGTGCTTCTCCCCATTCCCTCGGAAATACAATGCTATCTGTTATATTAGTGTAGGCAGTCTCATTCCTATACCCATACAGACGAACGGTTTTTGTTGCTGCTGTCACAGCATCTGGAGTTAAATACATGGTACATAGAATACCATCAGGAGAAATACAAACCATAACAGGAGTGCCCTGTTGTGATTTGTTAGTCATTGCAAAATACTCCTCTCGGCTGATAACCCGAAGAGGCATTTCAATGCCGGTAGTAGTATCCTGTAGATAGGCAAGGTAAACATTAAATAATCCACCTGTGGAATCACCAACATCTGTAATGTGATATGTTGCTGTTCCTGCTACTAGCGGAGTAATTCTGAATTCAGTTTCTTTGTAAAAAGGCATACCAAGTGTAAAAAATCTGCCAGCCATGATATTCAAAGCATCCATAGCCTCTGCTGCCTGTACATCAGTGGCAGTTCCTCCTTGAATATTTACACCCAACTTACGCAAAGCGATATTAATTACATCAGAAACGGTAATAGTATAATTTGTACTCATGGTTGATTTCCATTAAATAAATCCCATCCAGCAACAGCCCACCCAGCAATAGCAATCCCTGCAATAGCAGTTCTACTTACTACACTAGGCTCTATAAAGACATCAGGCGGACGAGGGCGTGGTAGGGGGATCGTTATACGATCAATTCGCGCTTTAACAAAGTCTTGTGGATGCCGCAGTTCAAAGTCTGGAGGACACACCATTAGATTGTCCCATCTAAGCCGAAGCTGAGAGCGCCTTACCTTATTCCCACAAGAATCACAAATACCCCACTCATCACCGGGAATGTATTGCCATTCTTTTGCCATGATAGTTCCTTATTTCAAGTAGGGCTTAACAAATATAATAAAACCTCCAATAGCAGCACCGCAAGCGCATACAAATTTGAGAAAGTTAAGAATTCCTCTAGACTGCTCCCAAAGGTTAAGAAGCTCACGAACATCTGTACGTAGTTCCGAAACTTCTCTTTTAACATCCTCCAGCTCCTGTTGAATATCCATTGGAACCTCCTTAGGCAGCAATTTCAACTACCCCTGCTGTAGTGGCTGCTGTAAACCTCAATCCAGCCACAGGAGATTTAATGTAGTCATTGGTATTAGCTGATACAGTGCCGCCGGGCCAAGTGAACCAGTTTGCACTACCGGGAATCTCGGCTGCATTAGGAGTGAGACTATACTCTACTTTAAGAGTCCCACCAGAACCTACAATGGCTGATACTGAGATAGGATAGGGATAAGACTGTGTGTCCAATGTTACAGCCCCTGTAAGTGGAACTGCAATAGACTTAAACTTAACAGGAACCTGTTGAATATACATTCCCATGATTTACTCCTTATTTGTTTGCATAAATAAAAAACCCCCAGCAGACTACTGGATAATAATCTGTGGGGGCTTGTCTTAGTTGTAGAGCTTTTCACCCGGACCCGGAACAATATACTCTACCTTGATGATCCAAGGACCACCAGAAGTGGAAGCAGTGCCAGTTTCAGCATACTTCGCATAAAACGGAGTATCAACAGTAAGTTGTTTGCCCATAATATTTGCAGGAACATATGAACTTGCCGGATTATACCCCTGCCCAGTTGCAGCAGAAAGTACAGTATACCCAGCAAGGAACTCATTTGCAGTAGTAGTACTACCGGCATTTACCGTAGCAGTTGTTCCTGCATTAGAGATAGACTGACCAAGTACATACATCCCAACAATGATTGCAGTTTTAGGCAGAATGAAAGCCTTAAATGCAGTCGTGTCTGTACGAGTAACTACAGCATATTTCGTGTAGCTTTCGTATGCCTTAGGAGTAATAGTACTAACTACAGTAGTCAAAGCAGCCATAAATTACTCCTTACGCACCAGCGTTCCCGTAGATGCAACGCGGATCAGTGTAGCCCCAACTTGCACGGAACGAAGCCTTGAACCGAGCATTTTCGGTATCAAAGTCATTATCAGCAGGAGAGAACTCATCTGCACGACGCTGGAAGTACTTCAGACCATCATTCACATCAGTCTTCAGGAACCAACCATTACCAGTAGTCAGGTAGTGAGAGGCAACAACTTCCGGCACAAGGCCCATATCCTTCAGAGCATTCAAGTCATTCAGGTCAGTACCAACACGACCTTCAGTCTTAAGAATACGCTGAGCTTCAAAGGCAAGTGTATACGGGATAATCAGCTTCTGCGGACGTACAGCAATACGCAGACCGCGGTCATTAGTCCAACCAGCGATGTTAATCACTGCATCTTCAAGAGCGGCTTCTGACAGATTGGCATAAGTCGTCGGACGATTGGACCAAGTACCACCAGCAACGTTCGGGTGTGCAGAACTAACCAGATACTGACCATCACCGCCAGTAGAACCACTAAAGGCATTGTTGAACACAGTGTGTGCCAACACTTCCTTAGTTTGTCGCATTGAGAATGCAAGCCCCTTAGCCTTCTGAGAACCTACTGTATCATACTGGTCATCTTCAAACATTTCACGAGTGATAATGAAACCAAGTGCAAACACAGCATGCGTATATCGCGTAGTGTAGCCCTGACGTTCACTGTCATAAGCAATAACACCACCTTCTGCTTTACGCTGCAGCAGACCAAAAGAACTAACACCAACATCTTCTTCGTACGCACGGTCAGAGGTCAGATTTTCAAAGCCAAGCTTTGTCCACTCCTGCGGATACTCCGTATATTCCTTACCCCAGATCGCATTGATGCCGGGCCACAAGAGCTTCGCAAAGCTCGAAGAGGTCATAATAGCCATAATATACCTTCCTTAAAAATTAAACGCCAGCCGTACCAGTTGCCGGAGCAAGCTGATGGTTGTTGATCTGCACTACAACCTGTGCATTGGTTGCCGTATAGACATTATCCGGAGCTTCCACATACTCAAGAATGCGCAGAGGAGCAGACGCACCGTTAGCCACAGCAGCATCAACCAACTGCCCAGAACGACCATTAGCACCAGCAGTACCAGTATTAATGACAGTATTCAGGCCCAAGTTAGCAGAAGCCAAAGCAGTACCAGACATTGCGCCCTGAAAGAGTACCTTCGGATCATCAACAACATATACCTGCATACCTGCAGTAATAGGAGCAGTAGAACCAATAGTAAGATTCAGATTAAGCGGATTGGGAGCAAACCCAATCACAACACCAAGAACAGACTGAGAAGCACCATTAGCAGCAGCAGTAACACCCTTAAGCGGAACAGCAGCAGTACTAATACCAACAGAAGGAACGGTACCCGTACCATCAAGAGCAACAAAATCACCAACAAACATATTACCACTGGCATAGTAAACACGAGCTGCACCAGTCCACGGAGCACCATTAGAGTACTTAACCGGGGTAAAACCACCGAGGTAGTTAGCCATACATAAAACTCCTTAATTATTTAACTTCGATTGAACCGAAGTTTCCTTGTTTAGCTTCACGAGTAGTGTCAGCAACAAGAGCATCAGACTGTGTTGCCATAGCCTTTTGATCCTCATCCCACCACTCCTTAGGAATCTTCATCAAGACTCCAGTGACGCCACCACCCACAGAGACAGTCTTTGCAGAGCCCTCTGCTGTAGGAATAGATACACGACGATCTCCGATCTTAATGTCACTGTCAGTTACAACTTCCCAACCGGATGCCTTCATGCTATCTACACGCCCATCAACATCATTGACAATGTAGTATTCAAAACTAGGGTTCTTCCCCTGAACATTCAATCGGGTACGAGAAAACTCACCGATTGGGGTTCTAGTCTTACGTGTGCGGTCTACCATCACTTGTCTCCATTCATTTTACGAAGTTCTTTTGCATAATCATCAACAGATTTATACAAACCACGATTAACAAAACGCTGTGCTACTTTACGTTCTTCATCAGTTAGAACAATCTTAGCTTCCTTGGGTTTAGCCCCAGTCTGCCCACTACCCTCAACAGCAGAGGGTGCCGTACGCTTTGCATTCTTAAACTTATCAGGGAATCGTGCACGTACTTCCTTATCAATCAGGACAAGTACAGCAGCAGGATCACTCTTAGCTTGTGGATTAAGATCAAGGAATCCCTTAGTGAACGTATCAACATAACGAGTCATTTCCTGGTCCTTCAAATACCAAGAATTACGTTCCTGCCATTCAGACACCTCAGGAGCAGCAACACCGGCTTTACGCTGTGCCTCAACTTCAGCTTGGCGTTTCAGTTCGGTTTCATTAAGCTTGAAGTCGATAATTGCTTCGTCAATCTTAGCAACTTCTCCTGCGTTACCTTCTTCATACGCACGTTGCTTGGCTTTATTCAAATCAGCAAGTACCTGTTTACGGGTATATTCTTCAACCTTACGATGATGATCAGTGACCTGCTCAATAGTCTTTTTCAATTCCTTGATTTCAGAGTTCTGAGCAGCAATCTTATCAAAGAAAGATTTACGCTGTACAAATTCCTTAGCAGTTACAAAGTCCTCTGCTTCACCAGTCCATTCAGTCTGTGGACGCCAGCCCATTTCAAGCGCTTGATCCTCATACTTAGAACGACTCGTAGTAGATTCCTTTTGCTCTGTCCCTTCCTGCTCAACAGCAGCAGTAGATTCAGTAGCAGTTCCTTCCGTAGTAACTGCATCAGTATCTACAGTTTCAGTCTGATTTTCAGCCATTTTTATTCCTCTTTGATAATAGCAATAACGTCTTCATCATTCACAATAGTAAACACCTGTTTAGTAGTGGGATCAGTTACCAACTTCCCACCATAGCGAGAATAAACAATAGTGTCTCCCACATTACACCAAGGAGTACCCCCAAAGTCCTTAAAGGCAGTACTACCAATACCAACAACAATTCCGCGATCTACTGCATTCTTTCGTTGCAGAGCTTCATCTGCATCCTTAAGAAGCTCAATCCCAGCCTTTTTGGCACTGGCAAATACATCATCAACGTCCTCGACTTCAAGAGGTTTAAGCATTACTCTATGTCCGCAAATGGTAATCATTCCACATCTCCAATATCAAACTGACTCACATCCTCAAGTGCCCTGAAGTACCCCTGATAGAATTCATTAGGTAGTCCGTCAGGTGCTAGGTTATGTGCCAACTGAATTAGACATCCCTGTTGCTTATCTGCAATAGCCTCAAGAAAAGCCTCAGTGACAGGATGATTACTCCACTCTTGGAACTCTGATTTACTAATCATTCTTGTTTATTCCTTCGTCTTAGGTTGTTTTGCAGCCCTCTGCTTTACTTGTGCCATCTGCGTTTGCTGTGACAAGTTCTGCTGGTGCTGCTGTTGTGAATGCAACATATCAAGTGCATGTTGCTGTGACTGCTGCTGCATATCAAGTCCAGATTTTGCAGATTGTAACTGCATATCCATTACCTGCTGTGCTGCATCCAGTTTAATACCTGTAGTTGTCTGCTGTTGCTTAACTGCCATATCAAAGGCCATTTTCTTCTGCTTTAATGCGCTTTCTGCTGCTTGTGTCTGTAGTTTCTGCTGAGCAAGTGCTGCTGTAGTTTGACCTTGTAGTTTGATAAGTCCAGCCTTGGCCTGTGCCTGTATCACCTCAGGATTAGGTTGCTGTGGCTGGGGATTAAAGGCAGGAGCACCTTTAGTCAATTTCTGGATTGTGTCATCATCCATACCCATCCCATTGAGCATTTCAAGTGTAAATGCCTTTGGATCAATTGTGCCCATCTGAATGAGAGAGCCAATCTGTTGGTATTTCTGCTGACGTTCAAAGTCACTAGCAGCCATCGGATCAGCAGTAGGATATACAAACCGATCAGATCCATTAAAGTCTGATTTAGTTGCGGTAGGTGTTGCTAAGATCTGCTGATAAGAAGACTCATCAAGATACTTACTATTAAGCTTATAAAGCAACCTAAACTCTTTTGTAAGAGAACGATACACTCGTTTATAAATAGCAGTAAACAACTTCATACCTTGTTCGATAGTCTGTTGTGTAGTGTATGCGGGGGTGTTCTGTCCGGGCATCTTACCTACAAAGATTTCAGCTACAGAAGCTAACTCCTTGGCCGAGGTATTAAGCAGCCCAAGCAACTGAAAGAGGACATTACTAGGTTCACGAGTAGGAAGGGGAAAGATATTAGCTTTGAGGTCAGAACCCACATTATTAACCTCTTTCCATTCACCCGGCCTAAATGTCTTATCTCCTTGCCTGATCTTAAGTCCTTTGCCTAAGAAACCTGCCTGTAGGTTAGACATTGTACCTGCATCAATAAGCTGATTCAGCAAAGAGTCAATAGCTTCATTGATCGGCCCAAGCATGTGACCAAAGCCACGAGTGTAAAAGGAACCATCAGGACTAGGGAAGAATGTATATTTTACAAAGTAGCAATCAGTTTCAATCTTAACTACCTCAGATTCATTAAATGTAATTGAATCTTCATCAAAGCGAGGAGTAAGTCTCAGAACCTCCCGAGTCTTGTAATCCACCAGAGCGATGTAAGGCTCACGGTAACCATCATCATCCAAATCGTAGTACATATGCTGTTCCAGCAATGTGTATGGAGTAGTGTAGTCTTCTTCAGACGCAGGTACGATATTCTTAGAGACATTGATTGCTTCTTTCTTATTATCTTCTACAGAAGGACTACCTAGATCAACCTTACGATAAATCCCAGCACGGACCTTCTCTTCAATCCAGTGAATGTCTCGGTACAACACATGGGTTGCACGAGGGCAGGTTTCTAGATTTTCAGTCCAATAGTTGACTACAAAGTTAAATGGATTAATCAATTCAGAGCAGTTGGTACCGCAATCAGGACTATAATAAATCTTCTTAATCCCCACTCCAAAAATAGGTAGAATCAAGAGTAGATTATCCATACTATCTTCCCAATCATTCATTTCATACAACAATTGGTAAGACATGTATGTCCCAATATTCTTGGATCGCTGCTGCATCTGTTGTGCAAAGGGAGCAGCAGGAACAACAATATTAACTAGATTACCATTGGAGGGAACCAGAGTGGGATAAGCACGAGCAGCAAACTGCATTGCAGCAGTAGATATAATCGGATACTTTACATTAGCAGCACCAGCCCAAGGAAAGGTTTTTTCCTTAGTAATCTGCATAGAAAGTTCCAGATATTTCTTTACGTCCCGCTCCCATCCAGCACGAGACTGAAGGTCAGCATCATAGCCCTCTACAACCTCCATGCCAATTTTATGCAGTGTATCTTCGTCAAGATGTTCTGCAATGTTGGTTGCGTTTTCAATAATATCCTTAATTTTCATATTTAGTATCCAGTGATTTCACTTCTACCTTGCTGTTGTTGGTAAGATTCAAACTCTTCGTTTGCTTCATCCTCATCAATTTCTTCCTGTGTGTTACTCTCTACAAAGTAATCCAGTAACAAACCCATATAAGACATACCATCAACCATATCATCATGTTTCGATCGTGGAAACTGACATAGTTGATCTTCCAAGTCGGAATAGTATTCCAAGTCTTTATTGAATCTAACAGACCCTAGTCGCAAGCGAGCTTGTATAGAATATGTACGAGTTAGTTTATCAGATTTATGTGGAGATAATGGGATTAGATTGGCAATTGCATTTTTACGGAGCATCTCCTCACGTAAGAAAGGTCCAATTGCTTTAGAGACCTGCATCTCTTCAATACCAAACGCCATTGGTTTATAGATTGCTTGCAACCGTATAATAGTATCTACAATCTGTTTGCCATCCATTCGTTCTTGAATGATGTCTACAATATGTAGTACATTTGATTCATCAACACCACCAACAATAAACACAGAGTAGTCGGCTCGATCTTTTTCTGAGATGGCTAAGTCGGCTGTGACATAGAAGTTCTTTGGTTTCTTAATGTCCTCAGTACTCATCGGTAGAAAATCACTTCGCTTGAAGTGGGCAGTAGACTCATCAATTGGGATATTCAGATATTCCTGAGCATACCCAGCAGGGTTGCCTTGAGACACATACATATCACGAATACTTAGTAATTCATCCTTGGAAAACTTCTGTTCCCAGAGAATACTACTAAAATCCTTATTATGTGCTCTATACTTAACTGATGTCCAAGCACTTGCATTACGACCAATAGAAGACATTTTAAGTTCCTCTACTATAGTATTGCTACTACGTTCCTTAGGCATCAGACGTTCAAGTAGGGAATCCAAGTGGAGGATTGTACCTACCATTCTAACTGTACCTGCACTAGCCTTACAAGGAAGAAGAGCATTCATGAACCAGTTACGGAATTTCTCCCGCCTATCTTTGTTCATACAAATTTCATCATCTTCCAAATCATCACATAAGATCAAATCAGGTCTAGTACCATTCCACAAAATACCACGCATTCTCTGATTAGAACCTTTAGCAAAGACCCTAAAAGAGGTGCCATCTTTAAATCTACAAATAACATCAGTATTAGTATCTCTATCAAACTTAACTTCACCTTTATCATCTAACTGAAAGTCAAAATGGTTCTTGATAAATTCATTATCGCTAATGATATTTCTTATTTCCTGTACAAAAGCAGCAGCTTGGTCTTCAGTATTAGATACAATCAACACATGCCGCTTTTCTCTAAATAAAAGACAAGAGAGGGCATAAGTAATTGTCCCTGCTGTAGATTTTGCATGCCCGCGTGGAGCAGCTACAGCTACATACTTATTATTGGAGCAGAATAAATCCCACAGTTCATGGTGAAACTTCGGGGTTTCAAGAGAACCATCGAAGCCTTTAACAAGACAACTTTTAACGAAACCATAAATGATTGTACTGTTAAGACTCACGATGCTCTCCTATTATCGTCCTCTACCTCCGGACTTACGTTTCACACTAAATGCAATTGCTTGGGCCTGTTTAAGGGGTTTTCCTGCTTTGAGTTCAGCAGCCACATTCTTACCAAAAGCTTTCTTTGATTTTGATTTAGTTAGCGGCATCCGTCAGCTTCCCAATAAGATATGCAATACCAGCAAGTACCTTAGTCAGCACACACTGCACTGCAATAAGAACATATTTAGCTACAAGTTTTACATACTTCATGTTAGTTTCCTTTACTTTGCTCGCTGTTTACGCTTAGCTTCTTTCGTAAGATTCGCCTTTGCCGTAATTGCTCTAAGATTAGACCGATTATTAGACCCACCGCCAAGAAGGGCATGAAGGTGATCAACATGCATAGAATCACCCTTTTGTACTTTTCCTGCTTTTTCCATGATGCTCCTAGCTGCATTTCTCTTTGCCCTGTCTTTTATACGTTGACCACCTTTGTGGGAATGATCCCAGTTTTTCTCTGCTTGGTAGTCTCGTTTACCATTTTTCATAAAGGGCATGATTAACTGTCTGCTGGCAAAGGAATATTACCTGCAGCAATCCACAATATGTACTGTTGGTAGTCAGTATTTTCTGGGTCAAATGGAATTCGAGCACCATCAGAAAGACGAATAACAGAATTATAACTAGTTAATTGATACATAGTCAAAGCTCCGCTGAACATTCAAGAAGATTATTTACAACGTGATATCCGCCTACAGTATAACCTGTTCCTGCTCCATAAAAGTAAAAACCACGAACATTAATGGCGGCATATGATGTGAAGGTTGTGATAGTTTCTGCAGTACCACCAATACGAATAATTGCATTATTCCCGGAACCACTAATAGTGATCAGAGTGGGAGTTGCTCTCATATCTACTGGAAACTGAACAGTAAGTCCAAGATTAGTGCTACTAATTGCATATGCATTTCCTGCAGAGCCTGCACGAACATAATATCGTTGACACATATACAACTCAGTATTTATTGATCTAAATTCAAATGGAGTCGCTACTGTTCCAAACTCATACTGTGGACTGCTGAAAGTTCCAGTAGATAATTCAATAGTTTGGTTTGTCCCACCAACCGCCGTACCTGTAATTCCTGAAGTCCCATAACTTCCACTATCAATCCTGGCAGTTGAGGTTCCTACCCAAGTCAGGGTATAGGTACCACTTCTTAGATTCAGTCCTTCAATCACCTGCATTAAAGTTCCTGCGGTAATGGTAATTGTAGTTACATTTGCTGTATTAGAAAAAGTATAAGTGCAACCAGAAGCTCCTGCCTTCCACCTATCATGGCCATAAGCACCAGCAGCTAGTGTTACAGTACCTGATACCCCTCGTTGATTTATGTTAAATGTAGCATTTATTAATTTATTGCGTAGGGATGTTGGAGAGTCTAGCCAAGAAGCAGTAGTGCCGTTTGTTACCAGTGCGCCTGTATGGCCTGTTTGTGTTGGAAGTGGATTAACTGCAGAACTAATTTGTGTTTGGAGTTTACCAAAACCAGCCAAAACGGTATCTGTTGCCACTACAGCAGAATTAGTTCCAGTAGAAAATCCAGTTAGTGTAGTTCCACGAATAGTGGTATCAATTCCAGTAAGAGAATAAGCTTTAATCTGTACTGGAGTGGTGGTATAAAAATTCCCTCCAGATTTGATGGAAAACTGCTCTGCTCCAGTCAAAGATCCACCAGCAGTTGCTGGCATGTCTAAAGGAATAGACACATTACTAGACCAGTCAGTCATTATACTGCCTGTTGCCAGTCCTGTGAGTGCTAGTTGCCTAGATACATTTAAGTGAGATACTCCATTATTAATAGTAGTATCTACTTGGTTTAACCAATCCGCTGTAATGATAGTACTACCATCTACAAATGTAGTCATCTTAAATCCTTATGCTGTAAAATAAGAGCCAGAAACTCTCACTCTAGTAGTACTTAAAAAATCAGTATTTGTCAAATAATTTAAAGCTCCTGTTCCTTGCCACTGCACTGCTACATTACTAGTTCCAGGAATTATGTAAGCTATAAAATCACCAACAGTACTGGTATTATATAAATTAAGCATTACAGAAGAAGGAGCAGTTACTATACTACTTTCTACCCATGGTATATTAGTTTGTATTGTACAATTTCCAGTAGAAGAACCTGAGGCACTTAATATAATTTCAACAAAATAAGTTACTAATGTTCCTCGTTTTACATACTGGCAGTATTGGGAGGTATAGGTCATACCTGTGTTTGTGCCACCAAATAGTAATTGAGGTGTACTTACTCCATTAAATCCAGCATCATTAGTGCCCCACAGGGAGGATGGAATTCCATCGCCAGCCATAATTAATCCTTTTTAGTGCAGACTTCTGTTGTATACTCCTGCAAACTTTCAAGTCTGGCACCATCATCTATAGCATCCTTGATTAATTGATCAAGTTCTTCTGCCGTAAGAATTGTAGCGTTTTGCTCGGCTGCAGGAGTACTGCTTCCGGAGGTGGGTTCACTTGTTCCACTACTGGGCACATTGATGAGCTTTGTAATGTACTGCACCCGATGAGACTTGAGCTGAGTAAGCAGATCATTAATACGTACTTCATACTTCTGTCCAATCTGTGCATTTTCCTGCACCTTATCTTCATAACTCTGTTTACTTGCTTCTAGTGCAGCTGTATACCTTTTCTGCTGATCAAGTACCAAAGTATCATACGTTTTAGTATCTTTCCAACCACGAATAGTCCAACCACCACTAAAAGCACCAGTAATTGCAATTCCAATTGCTACAATAGCAATGTACAACTTATACTGTGCAAACATCATAGAATCTCCATTGATGCTGTGTAATATACTTTGTGTTCTGCAAGACCAACCATAGACGGCTGAAACTTCTTGTAAACCGCATCAAAACCACCAGAGTCACATGCAGTTGCACAACCTTTTACAGTCCAGAACCAAGTAGAACTATCACAACCACCTTTAGGAGTAGTAACATAATCTGGATTAGTTGATTCTGGAAGTCCCACATACTTAAAGAAGTTTAGGTATGTACCTTTAAAAGTTAATTGACAAGGTCCCTTGCCACGATAATTCCAACCATCACTAGGACCATTACCATATAAACCAGAGTAGACGAAATTCGCCAGCTTTTCTGGCTGATTTACATATTGTTTTGCTTCGTCTACAGACTTAAAGTGACTGCGAAATACAGCATAAATACGACCTGCATCACTATAATTCATGTTCTCAGTGAGGTGTGTAAAACACATAGACTCGCCAAGAACCACTGCAAGCAGAGATGCTACATGTTCCTTCTTGGTGATCTTGAACTTGTCAAGTGCCTCGTTAAAACAAGTAACAAACTCAGGATCAAAGTAAGGACGTTTACCATAAATGGTATAAATTTGTTCAATGGTAATCATTGTGAAAGCCTGTGAAATGTTCTATCTGTAAACCAATAGGATACCATAGAAGCGATCAAAGTGCGATCAAACTCAGTAGCAATGTCAGTTACAGATAGATTATGTGCAATAGCAGAATACAAAAGGAATCCTTTGTATGTAGTGTATAGTACCAAGCAATACCAGTAGGTCAGTGCTGGACGTACAGCAGAATTAACAAAATCAAGATAACTGTTTCCTGTGGAAGCATTGTCAGGAGCAGGAGGACTAGCATCAGTTTCAGTAGGCACCGGGATCGGCCTTGCTGCCAAAGCTTCGCTAAGTTTTGCATCTGTTTGAGCCCTTGATAATTCTGTTTGGGCATGGAGACGTTCCATGTCCTGTTCATGTGTTTGTTTCTTGTTAAGATAATCTGAAGCCCATACAAATAAACGAGTTGCTGCACCACCAATAAGGCCACAGACTTCAATCATTCTTTATACTCCGTTGGGCTATTTTCAGTTACATCAATGATGTTTTCTTCTTGTTCCTTGTACCGTAGGTTCTCAGTAGCCACATGTGTAAATGCAGCCATAAGTTCCTTAAGTGCATCGCCAGATTTCTTTTCTTCCTGAGCACCAAGCTGTCGAATACGATCTGCTAGGATCTCTTCCTTATCGATAAGGTCAGAAGCAATTCGGTGTGCATCACGGGCATTAACAGGAACACGAACAAATTTACCAGTCTTCTGGTCGTACTGAACATTACCATTATCCAAACGATCATCAATAACCTGTAGTGCCTTTTCCTTGATCTTCTTCAGTACTTTGTTGTTTTCAACCTTATCCTGAATCTGAAGATCATTGATTAGCTCTCCCCACCAAGGTGCTTTACGCCATTTATAGAGGGTAACAGTTGAGATGTTGAGTTGCTTAGATACGAAGTTCCAGTTCCCCGTTGCGAGGTAGAGAGAGGCAGCTTCCATCTTTTCCTTCATGGTGTAACGTCCACCCTCTTCAACAGATTTGCGGACATACATCATTTTGCCTTTGTATTCAGCAGGCTTACCGGGGAATTGATTTAGTGCCATCTTTGGTCCTTTCGTAGACAAGTTCACATCCTATAATTCCATTATATCACACTTAAAAGAAAAAAGCAAGCTTTTCATATGATTTATTTAATTTTCTTCTTTTATAACACAAAAAAGAAATAAGTAGATAGGAATGAAAGTAGTAATGCCTCTATAAGCCCTTAAAACGACTTTTGAGAGGTTTTAATAGTGGGAAGGATAAAGTACCCCAGAAAAGGATTAAAATTGATCCTAGAGCGTTTTAAGCCCTTTAGCTAGGGCAATATGTGGTCGCCTTCGTCTCCATTGACCACGGATCATTGCACTTCTAGTACAATGGTAGGTAGCCCAACTCTCTACAAAGAGGTTGGTGCTACTTTATCAAATACGTAGATATATATATATATATATATATGCGCAGTTCGGAACAATAGTGACGAACGTAGCTATTCGTCGCTCTGTTCCTCAAGCTCCATAGGAGCAATAATGCTTTTGAACTACAACATAGTCTACCCTTCTCTACAAGAAGGTAGACTTTTATCTCTTTATCGCTTTTCGTCGTTACACTCCTCAAGCTCTTTCTTTTTCTTTGTTCTTTATATATTTCTTTTTTCTTTTTCTTTTATATATATTATTAGCTATAAGTACTTTTAGTAGTACTTATAGCTTTTATATATAAATATATATTTATATGTATTTATATAAATAATAATTATTTATTATACCACAGATTTTCTATTTGTCAATACCCCATGTGTACTATTTTTATCTTCTATGCGCAGGTCGAGTGCTAACGAAGACCGTAGCAAAAATAACATATTTATTCCCCCATGTCAAGATACGTTCTTCTAACTTATATCAGATCCCCCTTGTTTGTTCGTTCTTTGAACTCAAATCTAGTAATCCCCCTAGATTCTAAAAATAGGCTAGAAAATTAGAGTGACCCTTATGCATTTATTCCTTCGGTCGATCTTTTCCCCCCACCCCCTTCCCCATAGCCCCCCATATATAAGCATTCTAGTCTGCTAGTATATCAGTTCAATATCACAGAGTCATCGCTTTGTCAAGAGAAATATATTTTATTTGTGTGTCAACCTATAAGATGTATGTGCGTTACACCTTATAAATATGGGGTTGTATGTATCCTATACTGTACCGAACGGTTTAGTTAATCCTCAGCTATCCCCCTAATCCTATTATAGATTTATCTATCCCCATTTATTTTTACACTATTGATCAATCTATATTGGTGTGTGCTACTATGCACATATTGGTTAAACAACAGCAGGAACAGACATCATGGAAAACTTCTTCGACACCTTGGATAGTGTACTCTTCATTACCTTTGGCATTGTTATGGGTGGCCTTCCTATCCTTGTGGCTATCCTGCACTCCATTAACTAACTCACGAGGATCAACATTATGTATAAGAACAAATCCGGTGGTTTTGATGTAATGTCTGATGAATTTAAGTCAAGCGCCAATGTAAATGAAGAGGGTACTATTGACTTCGTGAAGCCCGCTGGCTGCGTCTCCGCTGACTATTCGCAGATCGAGCTGTGCATCATGGCGGATGTCACGAGCGAGCAGCTACAGTTCGGAGCGAAGGAATGGGGAACAGATATTAATGGCAGTAAGTTCTAAAGGATAAAATCATGGCTAAGCGTAAAGTTAATGTTCCTGCTCTTCCCAAAGGCATCACGATTTATCGTGATACTGAATGGCAGGAATGGGTACGCGAGCATGCCGCTGGTGTAGTTGATTGATTCGTGTCTTGATAGTTCATTTTTATAGCCCTGTCTGTTTGTGATAGTTAAATGTAAATAGACAGGGTTAAGTAAAGTGTTCTACACTGAGTACATAGTAAAGCATACAGAAAGACACAGCAGTAGCCCTAAAAGCTTCTGTATTGAGTTTTCCAGTGTGCTAAGCTATAGTGTATCCAAAACAAACAGAAAATCGTTTGTAGGCTGTTTTAAGCGGTTTGGTAAAGTTTGAAATAAAGCTTGCCTAAATCGAAAAGACTAGCTACAATACACATAACAACACCGATTCAGAACTTGAAGTGTTTGCAGCCTGGCGAATGGCGATACACCGAAAGGGAGCGAGGTGGATTAAAAATCTGAGGCAGGCATTTTGTACAGTTTCCTTTGTTGCGGAAACATGCGCTAACGCAAGATACCTATCTAAATGATCCTTATATAGCATGTGTCACCATGTTGGTACATGTTCCCTATATGTGCGGTTCAATAACTGATCAGATAGAAGATGGGGCTTAATAGATAGTCATGTGAAAGCTTAAGGTGTGGAAAAGTGTGTCAGCGAAATGAACAGCTATAGGCTGGGAGAGTAGCGAAACATTTACAACTAAATAACTGTACTAGGATGATACCTGTCCTGTTCTTTAACAATTCGCAGATGTTCCCAGTATTTCCAGTAAGATGGGAACATTTGTGATTCATAATTGTTAAATGAAATATGCCGTATAAGCGGCTGAATTGGTCTCTTTTGAAATCTTGTGTGTTACATGGAACCGCCACAAGATGAATATAGAGAACAACATAAAACACATTAGTTGTTACGTAGTAACTTGAGCGTAGCGAATAGTATGTTTTATCTTGTTTATAACCAAGGATTCAATGTGTATTACGTTGAATGTATTAAACGCAAGCGTAGTAAAATACATCCTATGCCTTGTGCTAGGGATGCAATGCAGGCCATGCTAATTGCCGAGGCCTGTGGTATCGGTAAGCCCATAAGGGCTTTTTATGTAGACTAACAATTTTGTTAGGTCTATTTTCATTTGAAGGCGAAAGCCTGAAGGTGGAGATTCACGAACTGCTTATGTTTTGCGGTTCTCAGGTACTGCACCATCGTAATACCACCCCTGTTTGTGAATTGCTGGCAAAACTGCCGGGAACCATTAACAGCAAGGGTATTGCACAGTGGCTTGTTGAGTTCTTCCCTGTGTCCGTTGCAAAGGGTGTTGTAAAGGTGTTTGGTGAAAAGCATGAAAGTTGGATTGAATTCACATCCAATATTGATGTGAGTCTCGCCAATGCAGATGCCACCCCGTTTTATGAGTTCCATACTGCCTCTGACGTGTCTGCCAAGCCCACAAACTTCAAGGTGGAGCTGGACAAGTTGCTTGCCAAGGCAATGCTGGATTCCAGTGCAGAGGGTGCATCTGACTTGGTTACTTTGTATAAGGCATTGCCAAAAGATCGGCAAGACGCTATCGAAAAGCGCGTATCTACCTTGAAAAAGGCAAAGGAAACAAAGGAAAGTAAGGTAGTTTAGTTAATACTGATATCCTCTTGGAAACAGGAGGATAGATTGTATTCACTAACAGGAGTAAATAGGATGTTTAATGGATTTGGGGTGTTTGTTTGTTTTTTATTTATTTTGGGATTTATTCTCATCCTCAGTGTGCTTTTGTGGTTTTTGTTTGTAAATCTACCATTACCTTTGTTTTGTTTCTTTCTTGGAATTATTTTAATAGTGATTGCCGGATTCATTTCAGTAGACATTTAAATGTTAAAAGTAATTAACCTAGGAATTTTAAATAGTTCCTAGTATTAATTATTTTTATAGTAAGGAGGTTCAGTATGTTTGGTGAGCTTACATTTACACTTTTTATTTTGTGGTGTATTTTAGACATTATCTTGATCATTATGGCAATTGGTGCATGGGATCATGTTGATCTTTATGACAAGAAAATGAATAGACGTCTGTTTTACATACTTTTGTGCCTTCCTCCATTTGGATGGGCAGTGGCGGTTGTTCATGTAGCTTATGTTGATTGTGGTCTTGAGAGATACAATCTGTTCAAACGACTGTTTTAAGGAATAATTAACATGAAAATGTCCTTTGAAGATTCATTAAAGTTACTTGCAAAAATGCGGGATGCTGGCTTTAAATTTGACGATCCAGAAAAGATTCTAGGCACAATGAAACGACCGGGAAATGAGGTTGAATTGTGTGAGGAAGTTGTTAAATTTTGTGAGGAGAATAAAATTGTTTGATCCAAAGAAACCAGTGCAGACCCGCGATGGACACAAGGCACGGATTGTAGCTACAGATGTAAAGAATGAAGCTTATCCTGTGCTTGGTGTGATAGAGCATGATGGTGGAGAAACAGAGGGTGTTTATTGTTACACAAAAGAAGGACTCTTATTTGATACTTGTGTTTACAAAAACAGAATAGATCCAAGAGATCTTGTAAACATTCCTACCAAAAAGTGCGGATGGATTAATGTTTATTACGGAGGTTACTTTCCAAAGCACTCTGCGCCCATTTATAAAACAAAAAAAGATGCTGCAGATAACGCTTCAAGTATTTCAAACATAGCACAAGTATTTATTGAATGGGAGGAATTATGATTAACTAAATTAATTGGGCTTCTACACAAAATTGATTAGTTAGCGCCTTTATCTGACTGGATTCGGGCGCTACTATAATCACTTTTACACAGAGGAGGTTTTATGTCGATTACATCATTGATTGGAAAATATGAAAGCCTTGCAGCGTTCCATGCTTCTATGGCTACTCTAGAGGCGGGCACAGAGAATGCCTCAGCTGCAACTAATTATGCAGAAAAGGCTCAACTTTGTGATGAAATTGTAAGTTCTCTTAAGGAACTTCTGCAGACTACCATCAAAGGAGTATAGTTATGGCAAGTAAAAAGAAAGCAGTGCATCCACATGCGAAGTGGATTAGGGCTTGGCTTGCTGGTGAGCAGGTACAGTATCGTAATCTAATTACTCCTATATCAAATGATTGGATTGATGTTAATAATGTTAATTATTTTGTGTTGGAAGATGGAGATGAATTCCGCATTGCACCTAAGACAGTAAAGACGATTGGATATCGTAGGTTTATTGCACGTCGATCAGACGATGGTATATTTTATATGGATACTGCTCTTGAGCCATCCGCTCTTGATCCATTCGGTTTGCCTTCTGATGTTGTCAAGTGGATTGATATTGAATGGCAGTATGCGGAGGTGGAAGTATCTGCTTGACAACTACAAACAACTATAATTAAAGGAGTATAGCTATGTGGCCGTTCAAACAGAAACAAACAGAAAAGAAAAAAATCAACACGCACATTTGTGTAGATTGCATTCATTGTAAATTTTCATATCCTGCTTCTACATTTATCTGTCAAACCACAGTAAAATGGGGGGATGTTAATCCTGTTACTGGAGATAGACCACTACTAAGCATGGCAACATGTGAATCACTGCGAAAAGCTTCTCCTATAACTTGTATCCACTATATAAAGGAATGAGTATGACTGATGTTACTTTGATCCCAATTATTGGGGCTTATTGTAGTCAAGTATACATTACAGAAAATAAAGAAGAATTTTATTTGTTCTTTAGGATGATTGGAGAAAGCCAAAACAAACTGCTTAAGTTCTACCATGAACAAGAGTGTTGTGAGCAGGTGTTTATTGAAGATGTTTGTGGTGACATTAAAGATCTTATGTATAGTCCTATAACACAAGCAGAAGTTGTGTCAGAACAAAAAGATGCGCGCCTTGGTGACTCACAGACATGGACTTTCTACAAATTTGCTACTGCAAAGGGTAGTGTGACTCTTCGTTGGTTGGGAGAATCCAATGGCTACTACAGTGAGCGAGTTGATCAGAAAATCTACGAACTGATTCCTACTTGACAACTACAAACAACTGTAGTACCCTAAATTATATATAATATATATTAATAACTACTACTTATTAGTAGTAGTTATATTTATATATTATTAATTAACATAAAGGAATAAATCATGAAAAATATCTTTGTTGTATCTGTATTGTTTCTTTCTGCATGTGGTGGAGGAGGTGGTGATACTGTTGATGATGTACCACAGACCACAGCAAGTGACAATGTAGTAGTGACTCCCATCCCAATCATGCAGCCTGTACCCACAAACAAAGGTGATTTGAATGGCTAACTTTCTTGGCATCTTGGTCTTTGTATGGAGTTATCTTGGTGCTTACACCTTCTGTAGGTGGATAGAACAGGAACGATACTCCAGTACACTACGGAAAGGTTTGTTTCTGTTTTGTGGTGGTCCTTTTGTTTGGATTGCTTCTGTTTATGTTTTAATTTACTTTAAAGTAAAGGAAGGTTAATGGCAATTGCACTGAAGATTACCAATGGTGGTGAAACGGTTGAGCCACTAGAGAAGCGGACTGCTGTTGTATATAGTGGTGGTAGTAGTTATTATCCGGGAAGTTCCCTTACAAAAGCAGACTATGAACGAGCAATTACATTTGCTGTTAATGCTGATCTGCACATTGGTAAGAAATTTAAGATCAGGAATTATCCCAACACAACAGCAGAGATTATCGAGATTATTCCTTACACAGACAATCGTGTATATCTTACGTTTCAACAGATATATGACAGTGAACCTAACTGGAGGAAGGTGTCATTTATTCGTGTAATGCGAAGTTCATTTACTGGTAGTCCATACCCATCCACCATCGCCTTGTGTGAGATTGATAATACTGAGGAAATCATTCATGAATGTTAAGTCTGTGCTGTATAACAACTTCGCCCATTGGGATGAGCGGTATCCAGATTGGAAGAGGTCGGTCATTCACCGTGATTCACACATTGATGATATCACAGCAGATGATGTGCTGATTCTGCATGGAGGCACTGATATTAATCCTTGGCTGTATGGAGAACTTCCGGAAGGTCATACAGATTTCCCAGATAGGGAACGAGATGAATTTGAAGTACGTGCAATCAAACAGGCATTAAAGGTTGGGGCAAAATTGTTTGGTATTTGCAGGGGAGCACAGCTGCTAACCGCTTTGAATGGTGGTAAGTTGATCCAGCATATTGAAGGGCATCATAGCACGCACAAGCTGGATGAATTTGCAGGCATTGCTACTAGTAGTTGCCACCATCAGGCAATGATTCCATCTGAAACCGCACAGGTCATCGCTACACATGACGGCATTCCTGAGATTGTGTATTATGCGCCAACAAACAGTTATTGTGTGCAGGGGCATCCTGAATGGATGAGTAGCAGCCATCCTTTTGTGGAGCTTAATTTCAAACTTTGCAGGGAATTGTGGGGTATCTGATGACAGACACACATAAGACTTTCTATGATGCAGAGTACACATTCAACTGGCTCAAAGGAAAAAAGATAAAGCTGATTCACAATGAATACAAAGTAGAAAAATATAAGACTGGGAGGGGAGATGGTGAGTGGTATCTTGATGCTATGGAAGGGTATAATAAGGATATTAAAATAAATTACTGCACAATCCTAACAGGAACCTGCTCTGCAGTGCAGATACACCGCCATGGTGAATACTGGTCTAAAGAAAAACTTGAAGATACTGTGTATTTCTTTGCTCAGTTGGGCATTAACACAGTGATGGTTAGTGTTACGGGTGATGAAGACGCCCAAAAAGCAGAAATTGAATCAACAAAATTGTTTAGGTTTGCATTTACTGCTCAAGGGTGCAGATGTGAAGAAAATGAAGAGTGTGAAGATGATGGGTATTTGATTCATTATTATGTTTCAACTTTGCGAAGAGGTCACGACTGGTTGAGGTATGGTTATATTGATGATCATGAGGAACTGTTTGGCATCCCACAAGGAGAAGACGAATGAAA